GAGCTCCTGAAGCTCTACAAAGAAAAGGAAAAAGCTCTCTTCACTCTCATCACTGAAGCTCACGAGAAGGATACTCTGATCCAGAATCTCCGAATCTATACTGAAGAGCTGAATAGAAAAAAACTTGAGATTCTGGATCGTCTCCTGGAAGTCAGAGGACTTTTGAATTCACACAAGGATTATCACAAGCAGGAGATCTCATTCATGGAAGAGGAGATCACTGTGCGTGATGAGAAGATCGCTGAGCTGGAGGAACAGCTCAAGATGAATAAAAGGAGGACTTTATGAGCTTAGTAAATCACGTCGATACTGTCAGAGTGTCGGAACACGAAGTCAGAGCGGAGCCACGCCCGGAATTTACTTCGACATGGCATCCGTTCTCACATGCAGAAATCCTTGACGCTGTGGGGAAAGCTTGCAAGGATCTCGAGCTGAAAATCGTGCGCAAGGAATACTCGATCCGGAAAGAATCGAAAATGTTCGCTTCCTGGGAGATCTCTGCTGTGGAAGGAATCAGAGCAAACATGAAAGAAATGAACTTCTCAATCGGAATCCGGAACTCGATCGACAAGACTCATTCAGTTGGCTTCTGCGCTGGAAAGAGAGTCTTCGTCTGCGATAATCTTGTGTTCTCCGGAGACTTTGTCATCTTCCGGAAACACACTGGACAACTCGAGCTCGGAGAGATCACGATTCTCGCGAAAGAATCGCTCGAAGCTCTGATCCCAAAATTCAAGAGTCTCAATGTCTGGCATAACAAATTGAAGAGGATCCGACTCACAGATGAACAAGCTTCGCTTCTTGCGTGCGCTGCGATGAGAAAGGAGCTCGTCCCAGCTTCGAAGTATCCTCAGTTTCATTCTCTCTATTTTGACAAAGATTCAAAGTACACTCGGACACTTCATGGCTTTCATGGAGCTTGTACTGAGCTCATGATGAGCAACTCGCTTCTTACGATCCAGTGGAAAAATGAACAGTTCAATCGATTCCTGGATTATGAAGTTCCGCTCCTGATCTCTCCGAAACCTATCCGAGTCGATTTTGAGAAAATAGAAAAGCAAGCAACGGAAATCTACAGTCTCGCGAAAAAAGATCTCAAAATGGAAGCGCGATCTGCGAGCGAGAAGATCCGGAAGAAAGCTGCACAAGAACTCAAGGAGAAGAAGAAAAGAGAACAGACGATCGTAATCACGCCAGTCATGAAGAAAGCTATGCTGGAAGGAAAGGAATTCAATTATCCATGCGGACTTAGACTTCGAGCTGCGGATCCACAAGTTCCGCAAATGATCGATGAGAAAGAAGCTGAGAAGACAGTCCAGGCTTTCCATGCGATCGCAGATGGACTCGCGAAGAAAGCTCGAGCAGATATCAAGGAGCAGAAAAAGAAATCCAAAAAGAAAGTCAAAGCTTTCGTCATCGATGGCGAAAACTCGAATCCGACATACGCGAATAATCTTAAGCACTGTCCATACTGCAAAGCGCTCCTCGCTCCAAAAGAGAAGTCCTGTCATAATTGTGGAGAATCAGTCTGAAGAACGTAACTGCTGGCGACTCCTTTACGAGGATCCTCTGGAATGTCCGGAGGATCCTCTTTTTTTATGCACGAGATCTCATCTGGCTAGATATCTTAGACGAGATATACTCAGATATCTCTCGAGCTGAGATCGTCGCTTAGAGACGCTCTTATAAGCTCAAAATTTTCCTTGACAGCGCCATGAGGGTGATTAGAATGGAAAAAGCAGTAAAATATTTTTTAGGAGGAATAGTTCTGCTGGGCTCTGCGCTTCTCAAGCTCTTAGAAAGTCTCCTCGGACTTTATGTTTCTTTCTGGATCTATTTTATAGCAGGAGTCTTTCTATGTATTTCCGGAATTATTCTCTATAAAATAGATCATCCAAATAAGGAGGATCCAAATGAACACGAGAGAAATTAAAGCTTTGGAAGATATCTGTCCTTTCTGCGCTGCGAAGACTGGAGAAGCATCGATCGTCCTGGCTCCAGTCAATCTCATCGCCCAAGTGGACAAAGCGATTGGAAACGCTTGTCCGAAGTGTGAAAAACATCTCAAAGCTGGCTGTATAGGATTCCTTTCTCCGATCGGAGAAGGAGTGATCCTGCAGAAAGACAGAGGACTCGAGATCCTGGAGGAGCTCAAAGTCAAGGATCTCTATGTCGAAGACGCGATGACAGTCGTCCGAGTCGGTCGTAATTTCTGGAATCGTCAGTTCAAGTCGATCATCGATAGAAGAAAAAAACTTTCGACTTCAGCTCCAATAAGGAGAAAAAAAAGATGACTGACGGAGTTATGTCTTTCCATTTAGAGCTCTATAGTTATCTCGACAACTTCAAGGATTCATCCTTTTATAATGAAAAGTCCCATTCCTATCTCCGCGCTCTAGTGACTGAGGACAATAAGAGAGTATTCCGGAGGAATAAATTTCCGACGCGAAACACTCGTCCGAAGTTCCCACCCTATCGCGGAGAATTGACAATCGAGGAGCTCGTGTATTTCAGCTCTCCTCTTAATCGAGAAATATTTCTTCGGAGCTTCACGAGCTCCTCTCCTCCAGATGAAGGATTCGCCAGCATTCCGGAAGGATTAGTGCGACGAGAACGTCCTGTGACTTCAAAGGATCAAAGCTGCTGCAATTTAGATCTAGTGACTTTGAAAGAGGATAAAAGAAGAATGCAGATCATCGAGTCGAAGCACAGTTGCGAAGCTCCTCCAAGCGAAGGACAGAAGAAGATTCTTTATCGACTGGCGAGCGTTCTCAATTTCTGCAATCTTCACAGTAGAGGAGCTATGAATGACTGGGGATTCGAATTTTATTTAATTACAGGAGATGAACCATATAAGGAAGGAGCGAGGATCCTTAATCTCCTGAGTCCTATCCAGCATCGAGATACTAGATTTGCAAATGAGGAAGAGCTTTTTGATTTGCTATCCTTCCGGATTAGATTCGATCAGATATCCAAAAAAAAAGAGGAGCCACAAGGACTCCTCTAAGGAGATCTTTATGCAACGAGCTAAAGAACTCGCCCAAAAGATTATTTTTTTTATAAGCGAAAGGAGGATTCTTGTCAAGGGGTAAATTCACTTGTCAGCGCTGCGGACACTGCTGCATAGTTCCTCTCGCTGTATATCCTACAAAGAGCGAAAGGAATAAAAATAAATTTAAAATGATCTATTCAATGAATCATTCAGCGTGGATCCTAAAGAAAAAGCTTGTCTATATTCCGGAGCTCAAAAAAAAACGAGTCGTATGTTACTATTATGATCCTGAATCAAAACTCTGTTCTATCCATGCGGACAAACCAAAAGCTTGCAGCAGTTTTAATTGTCAGTCAAAGCCGATTGAATGGATCGAGGAATGGATAGACTATCTGAAGCAATAAATTAAAAAAAGGAGATTTTTATGAAAAAGCTTTACTATGGAGCAAGGATTAAAGAGATCGGAGGAGTCGACGTTCTCGTGATCGAATTCAACGATCAAAAAATTAAGAGGAGATATCCGCTCAAGCATGTCTGTAAACACTCTCCGGATGGATTCAATTTCGGATATGAAGGAAGCGGATGCGCGGATCTGGCGCTTTCGATCCTGACGGACTTTCTGGGAGATCCCCATGCAGCAGAGCTCGCTTATCAGGAATTCAAGCGCTTCCATATCGCAGTCCACAAAGGAAACGCTCTCTCTATCACAGGACACGAGATCCGGAGCTGGCTAGAGGAATGTTTTCCACAGATCCGGATTCCAGTGGAAGCGAGATAATCGATGACTGAAGAAAAAAAATCAAGCAAGTTCTCTGAAAAGCGGAGACGCGATCGTGAGATGCTGAAGAGAAAGACAAAGCGCGTCGAAGAAAAAGTCCGAGCAGCTCAGCAGCTCCGAACGGACGTCGACGTCCTAGAGAATGCTGGCATAGTTCCGGAAGGAAAAAGATTCGCAAGAATTAAAGTACTTTCTAAGCAGACACGATTCCTTGCAGAGCCAGAAAAGGAACTTGTCGAAGCGTACTATAAAACATATCGCGATGATTCAAAACAAGGAAGATCCGATCGTGCGACGATCCGAGAAAAAGGAGTCCGGAAGACGAGACAATATCTTTATTTCACTGAGATCGCTCGATACTGTCCGCGAGAAGTTTTCTTCCGGATCCACATGCCAGAGAAAGGACGAGACTACGCGATTAAAGGACTCATGCTCTTCGATGACGGGCAGCTTCACCATAGAGAAGTCCAGCAGAGACTCCAAAGAGAAAGGAAGCTCATGAATCCGGAGCGCGAACTGATTCTTCCGGAGAATGGAGCTGTCGGATATTACGACGGACTTACTCAAGAAGGAATGGATGGATCCGGAAATCGACTTGTCGATATCTGGGAGATGAAAAGTAAGATCGGTACTGCAGCTCTATCTTTCAGTCAGGATGACTACGATCAAGGACAACTCTACCATTACGCAGCTCGCTTCTGTCCGACATTCAAAAGGAAAGGATGGAAAGTCCGGAAGATCCGGATCTTCAATAGAGATCGAGCTCTTATGGTCGACGATCCTGCTCATTCTTGGATCGTGGACCCGGATCCTGAAAGACTCAAGGAGCTTCTAGACTATGCTCGTTGGCTTCACAGGACTGTTATTGAAGAGAAATATCTCTGTCCTCATCCATACACTCGAGATCATGAAAAATGCTTTTGGTGTCGTTTCAATTCCTGGTGTTGGAGAGGATTCCCAGCTCCGACAAAAGAGAGAGAAGTCATTGCTCCGGATCCTGAGATTCCAGTTCCGGACAAAGAGATCCTGGAGTCAATGGGAAAGCGATTCATCGAGATCCGGAATGAAGTAAAAAAGCTTGAGGACGAGAAAGGAGAAATTGCTGCTGTCTTCTTGAACTATTTTGCGAAGACAAAAGTAAAGCAGTTTCCTATCCAGGAGTACGATCGCGCACTCGCTCCGATCACTGGAGAGCAGAAAAGGATCCAGCGAGAAATCCTGTTCAAAGCTTTAGGAGCAAAGCTCTTTGCGCAGATCTCAGATGTTAGTTCTAAGCGTCTTGAGAGCGCTGTCGCGTCCGGAATCATTACTGGGGATATCGCACAGAGAGCTTTAAAATACGATCCGAAAAAACCTTATGTCGGAGTCGTGAAAATTAAAGAAGAGGAGGAGAGATGAGCAGACAGAAAAAAAGATTCCAAAGTCTTCGAGGACAGCGGACAGTCTTTCTGTTGGGACACTTAACTTTTTTCTACCCCATGATCGTGGAAGGAAAAGGACTTGTCGACGCGAGTGGAAATCCAGCTCGATCAGTATCGAATGAGGAGATTGTCGCAGCGCTTAAGAAGCTCACCATAGAGGAGATTATGGGGGAGAGAGGAGAGAAGCCAGCGATGCTTAATTTTAAGACTATCGAGATCGTTCCATCCGAGATTCCTCCAGTTTAAAAACGATGAAGATTAAATTTTTCCTCGCGGAAGTTCTAAAGAAAATCGACGATCCTAGAGAATTCTACGGAGATCTCGAGATCGATCCGGAGCGTCTCGAAGCTGCGGAGAAAGCTTATGAGAAAGTCTTCGGAAAGGAGGATCCATGTCCAAAGAAAAAAATCCCAGAAAGAAAATCCGGAGAGATTCCGGAGTCTTGAGAAAATGTCCGAGCGATGAGGAGATTGATTCCTATCTTCTGAATAAACTGGATAAGAAAAGAGAGAAAGAGATTGATCGTCATCTCTTCGAATGCCAGCGATGCTTCCAGCGAGTACTCGAAAAAAAAGATCTTATCGATGGAGTGAAGATCGTCTTTAAAAACAGTTCGGACTTCCTTGAAAAAGCGATAAAAAAAGCAACAGAAAGGATTATCAATGGTGAAAAAATTAAGAGAGTACTCAAAGAAATTTCTGAGAAATGAATTCGAAGGAATCGAAGACGACAAACTGATTTATATAATGAATCAAGCGGAAGAGACGCTCTTCAAGCGTCGCTGGGGAATGACTCCTGCTGCGCTTCATCCGGACAATAGAGCTCAGTGCTTCGCGATCGAAGGAAGGAGTACGCTAGTCGTCAAGAATAATTTGGAAAGAGGACAATATGCGATCACAGTGAGTCCTCCAAAACAGACAACGATGAAGCTCGACCTTCAGAAGATCGCTCCGAATCCTTCATCCAAAGTAAAGCAGATCAAGATCCTCTTCACTCGAAAAGACTGGAGACGGATCAACGGAATATAGAAAAGGAGGTCTTTATGCCAATCAAAGGAATCACTGACAATACTCGCTATCAGCGAGCAGGAAAGATCTATCTGGGAATCAAAGTCAAGACAGATAAGATCTGTAAGTGTACGAGAGAGGAAAGAGGACAGAATAAAAAGCCAGATCCAGCTTGTGATTATTGTCTGGGGACTGGCTATGTTTATCGTCCAAAGGAGACGGATTATTTTGTCCTGAAAGAAGCACAAGTTCCGGAGCTCCTGCAGCTCTACGATCCGAATCCGAAAAGATTGAATGTTATGCTTCCTAGAGCATGGCAGCTAGAAGATATTTTTCCACAGTATCTCAAGCTCTACGGAGCAGGAGGATTGAAGTGCTGGGGGAATGGGATCGAAGCTTCATTCGTCAATCCAGATACGAAAGCTCTAGACGTTAAGAAGTGTCCTTGCGAGATGCTGGAGAAAGGAAAATGCTCTGCTCGAGCGATTCTGAGCTTCCGGATCACTGAGCTCGAGAACTCAATGCTCGTCTATGCGATCACGACAGGATCCTACAATTCGATAATGAATATTAATTCAGCGCTTAAGGATCTTCTGTGGTTTTCTCTTTCGAATAGAGTCGATATTTCTGACATTAAACTCAATCTCTGGAGAGCTCCTCAGAAACAGCAGCGGATCGACGACAAGAGTGGAAAAGTCGCGAAGTCAATTCACTATCCCATGTTTTTAGATCTGGATCCTGAGTATTATGATTCCTGGAAGGACGTCATTACGAAAGCGCTTCCTATCCCAAAGAGCAGACAGGAAACTCCGCAGCTTCCAGCAGCGGACGTCACTGAAGACGATCTCGCTTATGTCGACGAGGAAGGAAAAGAGGAAACAGAGGAAGAGCAGGAAGAACAAAAAGAGACGCAAGAGAAGGAGCCAGAGAGGAAAAATAAACCAGAAAAAAAAACTGCTCCGGAGCAAAAAAAATCTCGAGGAAAAAAGAAAGCATTAACTCCGGATCCAGTGAAGGAAGCTCATAACAGAGCGCTCGAAAAAGTGGAGAAGAAAAAGGAAGAAGTCGCTGCGGACGTCACTGAGAAAAGCGAAGAAGATCTTGACGAACGCGCAAAGGAGATGACTGAAGATATTGCGGAACCACAAGACGCTGACATAGTCTTCGAAGAGACGGAGAAGAAAATTCAAGAGCGAGACGAGCTGCAGAAAAAGCTCAATTCTTTAATCTTTCAATGCGCTGGAGTCGGATTGAAAACGAGCAAGGAGGAGCAGGAAGAGCTCCGACTGATTCGCTCTACTGCTGACTATAATGAAATGATCGATCGCTTCGAATCAAAACTCAGGATGAGGAGAGAGAAGATCAAAAGATTCGGACATAAATCAGTCGTGGAAGAGGAGGAGCACAAAAAGAAAATTATAGAGGATCCGAATCCTGGACTTGGAAACATGGATCCGGAGGACTGAGCATGAAAAAAGTATCATACTGGCTATGCGATAATTGTTTAAGAAAATTCATGATAAATTTCGAGCCAGATATGGACGAGGAAGAAGCTGCAGCTCATGGAGCAGAACTCGCTCCTGTAAAATTCTGTCCAGTCTGCGGAAGTGAAAACATCAGCGAGGAGGACTGAATGTCTCGCGGAAGATTCATCTCGAAGAGACTGGGGAAATCTGAGAAAGTCGCAGATCTTAATTCTATGCATGCTCGCTTTCTTTATGTAATTTGCTATACGAATGTCGACGTCGAAGGACGCTGCACTGCGAATCCGCAGGATATTTATGACGACTTCCTGGGACACAAGATGAGGAAAAAATATTCTCCGTCGAGAATAGAAGAATACTTGCAGGATCTCGACGATATAGGATTAGTCAACCGCTATGGAGCTAAAGGAAAAATGTATATGGAATTCATAGATTTTCATGAGCATCAAGTCGGACTCCGAAAAAATAGAGAAGCGCGTTCTCTTATCCCAGCTCCTCCGAAGAGTCACAAGAAGAAAACAAAACTCCGGAGTAACTCCGGAGTTACTCCGGAGCCAGCAAAAAAAGTTAAGAAGAAGATCCAGAAGAAAAAATCTCCGGATGGAGATCCCAGTCCGGATCCTCCGAAAAAGAAACTTCCGGAAGCTTCTCCGGAAGAGTATCTCTTGTCTGCTGACATACAGAATACTCTTCTTAAGTGGAACACATTCGCGAAGAAGCACAGTCTCGCAGAGATCATGGAGATTGAAGGAACGCGGAGAAAGCATCTTGTCGCAAGGATCCGCATGAAAAAAAATCCGTTCATTATCGAAGCAATGCTTGAGATCATTGAGAAGTGTCCGTTTCTTCTCGGAAAAACAAAAGCAGGATTCCGAGTCTTCTTCGACTGGATCGTCAATCCTTCAAACTATCAGAAAATCATTGAAGGAAATTACATAGATCAGAAGTTCGCTGGCTATAAAGCATGGCTACTTAAAAAGAAAAGGGAGAGAAAGTGATTGACAAGGATTCTGAGCGCTTTGTGAAAGCTCTTGCTCTGATTTCTTTGCTTCCTGGAATGGCAGATCTCAATGAAGAACAAGTCGAGCTTTACTTCAGACTGCTTAAGGATCTTCCGATTGAGGACGTGGAGCGAGCGATCCTTGAAGTTGCGAGGAGAAAAAGGATAACCACTTTTCCGCTTCCTGGAGAGATCCGAGAGAAAGTCGAGCTCAGCATTAATGAAGAGCTGGATGGAGCTGCGCTGACAGCATGGAGCAAAGCTTCTTATCTTTCAAGTACGAGCACTTATCCATCCAGCGACAAGCTCCTCGAGGATACTATAGAGCTGGCATTCGGAAGCTGGCGTCAGTTCGGAGGACTGGATACATTCCATGAAGCGCGAGATCGAGCTCACTTTGTCAAATGCTATAAGATTCTCGTGAGCAAAGTTCTAAAAAAAAGCGCATATCCAGAGCTTGATATCGGAAAAAAAGATCCTGGACTTATCGATAAAAATAAGGAAAACTAGAATGAAGCGCGAGCGCGAGAAACTCTCTTTTTGTCACAGAGTCCCAACTCCTCGATTAACTCCGCTCGCGCTTCTTACTTTAAAAGGAGATCTTTAATGCACGAATCGAAAGGATTCAGAATGTCAAAGGATGAAAAGATCCATCTTCGGATCAGCATAGAGAGACTCTTCGATCTTCGCGCAGAATTAAGAAACGCTGTCGATCGCTGCATGTGTACGAAAAAAGCCATGCAGGGAATCTGTCATCCTCAATCCTGTTATTTCGAGCTCTACTCTATCCTATATCCGAAAGGAGGATATTATCCTCGCTCAAAGCGAGGAGAGCAGCTCTATATACGATCCACTCAGGATTCAGTGGTATCCAAAAAAGAGCGCAAAAAAAACAGAAAAGGAGAAAAGAATGGAAGAAAAAAAACAAAACGAAATCAGAGTCATCCTATCAAACAAAAAGCTCGGAGAGCTGGATGACGAACAGGTCGATCTTTATCGACGAATGGCGAGTGCTTTAAGCTTTGCGTATGGAAGAGACGTCTCACTTCCAGAAGCTCGAGCGAAGCTGGATTTCCTCGTGGAGCTCGATCAAAAGAGAGCAGAGCTCGAGGAGAGATGTGTGATACTCCGCGAGGACGCTCTAGGATCTTATGAGATCGCTCGTAAGCAGCTTTCTAAGGATCCTAAGTATAAAGAAGCTATGCAGCGCGGAGTCGATCGATCAAGAGAGTTTCTGGATGAATTCATGACGGATCCAAAAAAGTCTATTCTAAAAATTACTTTCTTCGATGAGACTCGGAAGCTCGATAAGGAAGAAGCGATCGCGAGCGACGTTCCGGAAGAATCGACGCTCTTCACTGGAATCCGGATTATCATGATCGTCCTGGATTCCGGAGAGAGGAAAATCATTTGAATGCTCCGATCAGATTCAATCTCACTGGATCCGTTCCTCCGAAGAAGACGTCTCAAAAAATAATCATTCCGCGTCAGCGATATTCTAATCCACTCCTCGAGCTTGCAATAGAAGGAGACGGAAGATTCAAAAGGAAGCGAAAAATCATTTCTTCAGATATTCATCAGAAGTGGCAGGAGGACGCTGCATGGCAGCTCAAAATTCAGAAGGAGGAGCAAGGACTTGAGACGATCGATTATAAGGTCAATCTTGCAGTTAAGATCCTAAAGACTTCGATCGCGGAATTCGATCTCTCGAATCATATCCAATCGATCGAGGACGCGCTCCAGCTCGCAGGAGTGATAAAGAACGACAATCTGATCTATAGCTTCGATGGATCCAGGAAGATCCTCGGAACTTGCTGTCCGGATGGAGCTGTGATCGAGATCACACATTTTAAGGAGGATGAATGAAAATACTCAGAATAGAGAAAGAAGAAGGAAAGGAAGGACTTGGATTTTTCCGGCTTCCGGATTCCTGTCTATATGAAATGAAACTCGAAGGAAGGATCGTATTCATTGTAGAGGAAAGATCGGAGCTGCAGAAGAATATTGAAAAATTAAAACAGGAGCACGATTTGGAAAACTTCCTTCCTGCTTTAAGAGGAGCAGCTTTTCGGATCCTGGAGGAGACGGATTTTAAAGTCAGCAGGATCTCGGATCTCCGCGCAGTTCCTACAATCGCAGAAGGAACTCATCTTAAGATAGCAGTGGATCCGAGACTCCTAGTCAAAGGAAAAAAGGAGAAAAATCAATGAGCTTTGAATACAAAAAATTTTCGTCGATCCTGAAGCTCACATTCGCAGGGCATCTCCAGTCTTCGCGCTTTGTGATTATCATGGTCGTAATTTTCCTCTCCTTCATAGGAGCGATCGTCAAAGCACTTTGGGAGAGCTTTCCTTATGCGCTGCTGCTGGGAGTCCTGAATGGAGCAGGAATCGTGACTTATATCACGAAGACTCTGGAGCCAGGATCAGCAACTCGAAGAAACAGAAAAGAGGATCCGGATCCTCTTTGAGAGTTACTGCAAAACAGGGATCCGAAAAAACCAGGTTTTTATCGATAGAGAGTGAGTAACATGGGGAAATGGAGCGATTATTGGATGCCGATAAAGCACTGTCGCTGGTGTGGAAAGGAATATAAAGCTCATCTCCCAAGAGATCGAGACGGATTCTGCTCTCCAGCGTGTAAGCAAGCGCACTACAGAGCTTTTAAGAAGTGGAAAAAAAGCGTTACTCGGATATCCGCCGGCAGCCGAGTCGACGATCAATGGCCAGGCAAAAATAAGTAACGCAAAAAAAAGGAGGAATGATGAAGATTTTTAAAATTTTTATGTGGATCTGCGTGATCGTTTTGGCTGTCATGCTAGCATTTCTTATTCATCGCAGCATTGATTTAGGAGACAAGCTCGAGAAGAAGGACGCTGAGATCTCGGAGCTCAAGAAAGAGAATGAAGAGATCCAGGACTCCGCAGATAAAGTGATTGCAGAAAAGATCGAAGAGATCTCGGAATTAGAAGGAGAGCGAGACGCTGCGCTCGATCGTGTCGCGGATCTCGAGCCACGAGTCCGCGAAGCGGATCTCAAGATCGAAAGACTCGAGCTTGAGTATGAGGAGCTCGTCGCGTCCGGAGCATCTGCTGAAGATCTTCTAAAGAACGCGCTTGCTCAGATCGACACGCTGAAGCTCGAAGTTACAGACGTAAAGGAACAAAGAGACAAAGCTCTAAAAGCTGTCGATTTTGAGATCGCTGGAAAAGTCGCAGCGATGAAAATCGCGGATGAATGGAAGAGGAAATATGAATCTGAGCACAGAGTCCGAGTGGCGATCGAAGGAGCTTATGAGACGAGCAAGGATCAGATCCGGATCCTGAAAATCAAAGGAGGGATAGGAGCTGCTGCAGGAGCAGCGATCGGATTTATCGGAGGACTCCTGCTGGGGAAGTAAAAGCATGGAAAAATCAAACAAAGTAAATCTTTTCAATAAGTGTTCTGTTGAAGTTTATCTGCTACATGATAATAAATTTCTCATGGTCGACCATTCAGGAAACTCCAGAGTCGCTGATAGCGTTGATGAGACGCTAAAAACGATCGGAAACGCTTTCCGTCAGTATCTTTCAGAAGGAGATCAAAAAATGGCGACTCAAGAAAAAATCAAAAGTAAATTCTCAGTGACCATTCACTGGCTCGGAGACGAAGACTTCCTTCTTGTCGATAGTGAAGGAAATCAGAAATCTTCAGAGGATCTCGAAGAGATGACAGCTATGGTCGGAACTTGTTTCGATGAGCTTGTCTCAAAGGAGGAGGATAGTTGAGTCTTCCTGAATGGAAAGATCCAGGACTCGGTATCGCGGATCTTGCTTTCCTGCTCGATGAGGATTTGAATCAGCGCGAGAAGTGGGGCATTCAAGTCCGGACTCCTTTTGAATGGCTCGCGTATCTCGTCGAGGAAGTCGGAGAGCTCGCTGAAGCTATCAGCGAAGCGCACTATAGAGGAGGAGCGATCGAGAAGATTGCGCTGGAAGCGATTCAAGCTTCAACTCTGGCTCTGAAGATCGCGAAGATGAGCCAGAAATAAAAATTTAAAAAGGAGATCTTTATGAGTAATTATGGTTTGGATCTATTGACAAAGGAGCTGCTTAGAATAAGCGACAAAATCGAGGATTTGAAATGGTGGATCCGGACGCTGGAAGGACTGATTCAGAATTCAAAACAGTATTCCGAAAGTGATATCGAGTCTTTCCGACAGAAGCATCGGCACTTTAATGAAACAAAAGAATCCTACGAAGATCATGTCAAAAGTCTTCGCGCAGCAATCAAGAAGTTAAGGAGGAAAAATTGAGTCACTTAAGAAAAAAGATCAGAAGCGAACTTATGGATATCCGAGAGACTCTGGATCGAATACTCGGATATCCTACAATTAAGCGTGCGATGAAAGGAAAGCAGCAGCATAAAGTCGCGTATGAGGAGCTCACGTTCATCGAATCTCGGATTGCTGGAATCATGAAGCTGATCGAGCTTGAGCTCGAGAATTTTGATGACAGTTAAAGATCCGAAGAGCGTTGCAAAGTGTCCACGCTGCGGAAAGAGCTGTATTCACTGTCTGAAGCTGGAAGCTGATCGTCATCTCAAGTCATTCCTGGAGCTGGAGGAAGAGGAGCTAGGAGAAGAGCATCCGGATCATCACGAGTGCTGGAGTCATCATCGATGGAAAGAATAAAGGATGATCTCGTTTTTATTCAGAAGACGATGGACGGAGAGTTCATGTATGCTTTCCGCAGCGACGTCGAGGAGATCTGCAAGCGCTGTGACGCATTCGGATCCTGCAAAGGAGCTGATATCGAAGATCAGTGCGGATGCAGCACAGCATTCCTAGAGATCTGCTATCGAGAGAAGAAGATCTTCTATGAGTCGGAACTGGAGGAGGAATTATGAGAAAAGCAAAGGATGGAAAAGAGTATGATATTGACAATATTCCGGAAGAAGTAGAAGAGGATGAGATCGAGATCATTCAGTATCTTCGTCCGGATGGAAAGAGAAGGAGAATGATCGCGAATGTGGGAAAAGATCTGGCAGAAAAAGCAAAGGACATGATTATCTCATCTGAAGAATTGACTACAGGAAAGATCGCGATTTATATCAGACATTTCGGAGAGCTTCAGGAAGAAGAAAGACTACAGCTGGCAGATAATGGAGCTGGTGAAAATTCTCCGACGCACGTCCTTATGAGAATGATCGAAGAAGAAGCAAAGGAGAAAAGGAGCTAAAAATGATAGTTAAAGAATTAATCGAAAAACTTCAGAAGTACGGAGGAGATCGTCAAGTCCGAGTGTATATCATTCATAAAGAATACGATCTTCCTATTTCAGATGTCACGACGATCGATGAAGGATCCGGAATAGTCTGGATCGACGTCGACAAACCGAGATGAGAGTCAAAGATCTTATCGACGAGCTGGAGGAATGCGATGGAGAAAAGGAAGTCGTCATCTATGATAAGCTCACAGAAAAAGAAAGGAAGATCTTCGAGATCCATCCGGACATCGACGGAAAAGTCTTCATCGATATCTTCGACGTCAATAATTAAGATCGGAGAGCGTCATCGATGTCCGCGCTGCAAGCAGGAGTCCGTCGAGCTCTTCTGCGATGACGAGATCTTCTTCTGCTTAAACTGCTGCTGGAGCTTCAATATAAGGATCCTCTCTCATATCGTCGCGTCGGAAGTAGTGATCCGGATCATGGAAGGATTCAAGAGAATGATAGAGAATGTCCGGAAAGCTGTGGAGACGACAGGAGAGACGTTCGAGAACTTCGGAAAGTTCGTCATTGAGATCGATAAGAAGATTCAGGAAGAGAAGCGAAAGAAAAAAGAAAAGGAGGACTTACTATGAGCAAAGAAAACTGGCTATTCAGATTTTATTCCGCATGGAATAAAAACTGTTCAACGCTGATCGAAAAGGAAGGAAGAGAAGCTTATGAATCGCTGCAGGAAGCATTCGGAGGATCCGGAGCTCGCTTCACAGAAGAGGAGCTTCGAAGAATCCTCTCAATGGGAAAATACTGGGAGGAAGTCAGTCGACGAGAGGAGGATCCGGAGATCATCCTGACTGCAGAGCTGAATCAGCTCGTCCATCATATCAGAGCACAGAAGATCCTCCTTACTTTCCTGGAAGCAGTGAAGCTGCAGAAAGCGCTTCATCCATGATTGAAAAATATGACTTCCAGATGTACGATGTCTCCTGCGATTTTTGCTCTTTCGTAGAGACGTTCGAGGACGTCTTTAATTGGATGGATCTGATTGAAAGAATGAAATCCTGCGGATGGACGATAATCTACAAGGAAGGAGAGTACGAGCATGTCTGTTCCGAATGCAAAAGATCAGGAAAGATCTCTTGACGCGAACTTCATAAAGAAGATCCTCGCGTATAAATATCGACGAGCTCATGGATGGGCATTCTTCGAGGAGTTCTATTTCATCGATGGATACGCTGTCGGATTCCAGTCCAGGAATGCGGAGATCCTATCATTCGAGATCAAAATATCGCGACAGGACTTTCTCAAGGACATTAAAGTCTTCCACGAGAAGCAGAAAAAAGCGCTGGAAGTAAGCAATAAATTTTATTATGTGTGTCCTTGGGGACTGATCGAGAAGCATGAAGTTCCGGACTTTGTCGGACTTCAATACGTCGACAGCGCGAACACGATCAAAATCAAGAAGCTCGCGACTTATAGATCCATGAAGGAGATCCCATTCCGTCTCCTCCAGGATCTCGCGTATGAATTCGGAGCGACAGTGAACGTCTCGGAAGTTCCTGTCAGATATTTAGGAAAGGAAATCACGCAGCAGGAATTCGAAGAGCATGTCAATAAAAAAATCGCTGAAGAATACAGGAGAAAGATCGAGGACGCGATCTGGGAGAAGGAGAGAGAGCTGGAGAGAAAGAGATCCGATCGCGACGCATTCATCCAGAAGCTCCGGAGGATTGTCTGGGACGAAGACGAGAAGAAGTTTATGAGGAAAGCTCTCCGATATTGCGAGCTCGGAAAAGTATTCTCCGAGAGGTATCCTTTAAAAGATCGGATCCGGAATCTAAAAAAAGAGCTCGATAGAATAGAGAGATTAGTCCAGGATCACGAGCAGCTCAAGATAAAAAAATTCTGAATAATTTCTCACCTCGAGGGGGTTAGTTCTTAAATATTTCTTGACAACGTGCATTCTATTCCTTTACTTTCAGAGCGAGGAGTAGAAGGATCAAAACATTTAGACTCAACAGAGTCTCCTATCACGATGACGCCACATTCGGAGTCTTGCTGGATGACAATCTTCCTTTCTGCGTGACTCTCGAGCTCCCATGGGAAGACAATCTTCCGAACGTCTCCTGCATTCCGACAGGAGCATACAACTGCAGGAAAGTCATCTCTCCTAAGTTCGGAAAGACTTTTGAAGTGACGAATGTTCCGGACAGGAGTCACATTCTTTTTCATAAAGGAAACATAGCTGACGACACTCATGGGTGTATCATAGTCGGAGAACTGTTCGATCCTCTCAATGGAGAGAGCGCTGTCCTGTCTTCCGGAAAAGCTTTTAAAGAATTCCTCCTGAGACTTAAAAATCAAGATACATTTCTTCTCACCATTTTCTCATCCTAAAAGGAGAAGCTCTATGGAAATTACTGTCTCTGTTATAATCAGTGGAGTGACCGGAGCTGGAATCCTGGGTCTTGTTGCAGAGCGGATTTACACGCTCGCAAGGAACAAAAAGAACGGAGGATGCCCGAATTCGCTGATCCTCAAAGCTCTCGGAGATCTAGGAAAGACGTCCGATTCAATCAAGAAGGAAGTCGGAAACACTCAGGCGGACGTCCGAGTCATGAAGAATGAAGTCACGAATATCAATAAGCGCTGTGGGCAGCATCTTAAAGCTCAGTCGGAGATTAATAAGAATCATGCTATCTCCATCTCAAAAAATACCGATAAGCTATTTGATCTCGCCAAAGATAAAGGAGGAGGATAAACAAAATGGATAAAGAGGAGATCTTAAAATTCGCGAAGGAGACTCTGGAGCTCCAGGAGAAATCAAAGTATATCAATGTGAAGATCTCGGATCTTCATCCTTTCGATGGCAATCCGTCGCAGGAGACGGAAGCTGGAACGGATATGCTGCGAGAGTCGATCCTGGGACAGGGCTTTGTAGAGGACGTCATCGTCTATCGTCATGACAAAAAACTCATGATCGTCGCAGGACACAAGCGCGTCCGGATCTCGAAGGAGCTGGGACTCAAGAAAGTTCCTGTGAAGCTCTATCCTTTCCGCACTTATAAGCACGCTGTCCTTTACTGTATTGCGTCGAACAGGATCGCTCAGCTCGCTCAGACAAACTTTCCGAAGCTCAAAGAGTGTCTGGACTACTGTGACGATGGATCCGTCTCTCTGGCGCTTTCTGGATTCTCTCTCAAAGTCCAGAAGTCCATGATCGACTATGAAAATTATCCGGAGGAGTCGTTCAACTTCATTGATAAAGGAGACAGGAGGATTGTCACGATCCGCTGCGACTCGGACGAGCAGCTCGCGGAAGTCAAGCGGTCGCTGGGGATCGGAGACAAGAAAGTCAATACGATCAAAGGATCCGAGATCCTCGAGATCCTGGAACATCTGAAACCTGGAGGAGGCCTGTGATTAAAGCTGTGATCGTGGAGCCAGAGCCGAGACACAAAAGCTTTACTCCATACTGGAGGAACGACAAGATCCTGCAGGAAAAATTCGAAGTTCCTATTGTCAACGGAAAATTCCGCGAATTCTGGAACGAGAAGATCGAGAAGATCTTCCTTTCTTATGCTGCACACTGGGCTGACGTGAAGGAGATCTGCGCATTCCTCGATCGCCATTCCGAATCTAGTCTTTACTGGATCACGAATGACTATCTGCTGAATCTGAATAATGACGTCGCGAAGATCCTCCGGAAGCGCGGAGTCGTCACTGTCTGCAGCTATCCAGCTCCTAAACGATCGCGGAGAGGATGGATGACATGGAGAACTCTGAATATCAATGCGCTGATCTACAAAGGACTCCGTCCGCTGGGAATAGCTGAGCGTCCGTATTCGATCGTCTATTATGGAATGTATCGCAAGGATCGAGAGATCTATTTCGAGCGATATTTCTATCGAGATCTCGTCGTCTCCACGTCTCCACGAAACGTGTCGCTGTTCAAAGCGCTGGGAGTTAAAGCTCATTTTGGGACTCCTTTCTATTGGCACGCGAAAGGATCGCTGCTGCAGCGCTGTCTCTTCTCACTTTATCTGGAAGATGCTTTCAGTCATAGTCACTACACTTATCCTGCGAACAGGTTTTATGAAGCTCTGGGATCCGGAGTCGTCCAGCTCTTTGATCGGAACTGCTTAAATACATTTGAGACTGCTGGATACGATATCTCTGAATATCTAGTCTCCGATCGGAAATCTTTGAAGCAAGCAATCAAGGAGATCGGATCTAATTATGACGATCATCTCACAAGACAACTCCGCTGGAGAAGGAAAGCTTCTGCAGAGCGGAGAGGAACACTCCAGGAGTTCAAGGAGATCCTTAATAGTTGACAGCTCTAAAAAACAAAATAAAGAGGAAGCGCGGAAACGCTGCCACGTCGAAGAGGAAGGGAACCGCGACGGACAGAGCAGCTCCGCGCTCCTCTTATAAGATATCCGAGAAGGAAGAGCTCCGGATCAAGAAAGAAGCACTCCAACGCTTCCGAGATGAGTACGAGAAATCACTTCAGCAGAAAATCAAAAGGCACAAAGCAGGACGTCCGACAAAATACAACGAGGAGAAAGTAATTGCGATGATTGAAGCTTTCACTGAGACTCTTGAGATCCGGAACTTCTTCTCCTTCTGCTCCTTCGAATCACTCGCGGACTTCATGGGGCTCCATAGATCCACGCTCTATAACTGGATGGCAAAATATCCGAAGCTGAAAGAAGCGATGGAATTATTCGAACAAAAGAGGAACGCGCTCTTCTACGCTTTCGTTCCGATCTTGACTCCTGGATCCTGGATCTTCCTTGCGAAAAATTGGCTCGGAATGACGGACAGACAGATCACTGAGATCGACACGCAAGGATCTCTCGTCCAGTATATCTCTCACATGCCTGTTCCTCGATCCGTAAAAAAGAAAGCGAAAGAAAAGGAGAAGGATCCGCTTCCCAGCGAGGAGTACTTGGATTAATTTTTTAAAGGAGACGATATGAGACTAAGACAAGAGATCGAAACCGATCTCCGCACTTTAAAGAGCATGGAATCGAATGAGGACGTCGCGAAGAAAGGAGTTTTCTTGCTGCTCGATCTCATGGATAATCAGCAGCTCCTCCTCGAAGCTCTACTTGACATACGCGAGCTGCTGAAAAAAAAGCGAGGAAAGTGAAAGAATCTCTGAAATAATGACAGAAGGAATGAAATAATGATCGGAATCCAGGAATCCGGATTCAAAGTGGTAAGAGTGGAGTCGTACGTTCCAGAGCCCCGCCAGCTCAAAGCTCATCTCTCTCCTGTGAAGTATCCGATGTATGGAGGAGCTATGCGAGGAGGAAAAACATGCTGGCTCGTGAATTCCGGAATCCAGCTCTCGACGCTGTATCCAGGAAACAGAGGATATCTTTGCAGACATGAGCTAGAGGAATTCAAGCGCTCCACATTGAAAGAAGTGGAGAAGTGGCTGGATCCTGCTCTTTATCTTTTTCATAATAAATCCGAGAAGCTCTTCAAATTCAAGAACGGATCCGAAATGTATTACGGAGGACTCGGAGACGATCAGCGCGGACTCGATAAGCTAAAGTCAATGGAGCTCGGCTGGTTCGGAGTAGATCAGATTGAAGAGACGACTGAAGATCATTTCCTTATGCTGTCAACTCGGCTTTCTTTGAATCTTCCAGGAATCATTCACAAAGGACTCTGCACTGCGAATCCTGCTTCTAATTGGGTTAAGATCCGCTGGATCGATCAGGAGCTCGAGGATCACGATTTTATTCCTGCTCTTCCGGAAGACAATCCATATAATCCTGAAGGATATCTCCTGGGAATGAAAAAGATTCTTCCTGCTGAGCTTTTTAAATCCTGGATGAGAGGAGACTGGGACGTACTCTCTGAAGAGTCTCACGTCTTTCCTATCTCTCTTGTAGAGGAAGCGATGAGACGCCAGTCTCGAGCGCTCGCGAACGTGAGCGCGATCGGAGTCGACGTCGCTCGCGAGGGTCCAGACGAATCAGTCCTCGCGTTCAAGCGTGCGAACAAGTACACGTTTCGGATCTATCGACTAGCTGATCTCATGCTCCTCGCAGATAAAGTGATAGACGAGATGATTAATCACAGAGAAGCGGAAGTGAAGATCGATATAATCGGATTCGGAGCTGGAGTCTACGATAGAATTAAGCGGAAGCTTCCATGGCTCCTGCAGCGCGGATTCAGAGGAAAGCTCCTCGCGTATAGATCCTCTGACGCTGCGCTGGATCCTATGTATAAAAACAAAAGAGCAGAAGACTTCTTCCTGCTCCGGAACGATCTCCACGCTCTAGATCTTCCACTGGATGACAAGCTGGCAAAGCAGATGAGGATCCGATATCGAGTCCCAACTGTAGACAGACAGATCCGGATCGAATCAAAAGAGGAGTTTAAGAAGAGAATCAAGATGAGTCCGGACAGACTGGACGCGATCGTGATCGCTCACTCCAGAGTCAAAGAGAAGCGACAAGGACGAGTCGTAAGATGAATAAATTCAGAGATTTATTAAGGAGAATGCGGACAGATTCAAACGTCGATCTCTATGGATACTCCAGAGAAAACATGCTCGCATTTTTCGACACTGTAAAAAAAAGCAGTCGTTCTGCACTGCAAGAGGAGGTGATCCAAATGGATATCAAGGAAGCAAAAAAACTAGACGAGTCCGAGGATAAAGCGATCGACAGGATCTACAATATGATGAGGAGCGCTATCAATAGTCCTTATCTTCCTGATAGGAAAAAATTCAGAGAGAAGATCCGCGAGATCCTCCGGACTTTAGCTCCTATCACATTCTCCGCTGAAGTGGAGGGCTTTAAGTTTCCTAGTGACTTCTTTTGCATTCCTGGATCCTGGCTCCCAACTTCAAGGAATGTCAATGAGCTGCCTGAAGCTGTCCGGAGTTATATCCATAGTCTCGAGACTGTCTGCGATCCTGCAGGAATGGTGAGAGAGAATGTCATTATGAAGGATACGATCAAATCGCTGGAGAGGAGAAACGAGGAGGAGGATCCTGAATTTCCGGATGATCCGGATCGCGATGAGATGGAGACTGGGATCCACTACGAGATCCTGCTGAAGTGGAAAGATTCATCTCTGGAAGTAGTTAAAGGATTAAACAAGCTCATGGAGCGGATAAAAGAAGGACAAGTCCGCTTATTTGTCTGCGTTCCGCAGAAGTTCGCTGGAGCTGCTCTTGTACTGGATGCAAAATGGTCGAAAGACTTTGCGCAGATGAGTGCTCCATCTCGACTCTATCTCGTATCGACTGGAAAATGCTTCGAGATCTCAAAGAATATAAAGCTCCAGAGATCAGATAAGATCTACGTCTTCGCTGGAGAGGAGATTCTCTTTGCTGTATCTGATTTTGATCTTCAAAGAAAATCTGAAGTGATAGTCTATCGCTCAGAATAGAGGAGGTGACAATGGCCGAGAAAAAGAAAAGCGCTCTTAAGAAGAAGATGACGATCGTCCAAAAAGGACGTCCGCTCACTCCGGAGCAGATTCACGACAAGATCTCCGAGCAGTCGAAACTCCGACAAGGGCGAGTCTTCGCTTACACGACAAAAGGAAAGCTTGTCCAGATCTCAAAGCGCACAGAAGGAAAGAGGACTTCGAAGCAGCTCAAGGAGGATAAGTCCTACTGGAAAGATAAAGGACTCATGGCCCCTCCTTATGATCCTGAAGGATTCCTCACTTATTACGAGTCTAACATCTATTACATGCGGACAGTGAATCAGCTTGCGCAAGACGTTGCTGGACAAGGATACAAGTTCGAGCCAAAGGAAGGAGTCGATCCTGAGAAAGATGAGAAAGCGAAGTCATTCAAGGAGAAAGCGAAGAAGCTCCTCGATCGTCCAGCGGACGGCGACTACGATCTTATCGAAATGATAAAGCGCCTCATCGTTGACTGGGGATCCTCCGGATGGATGAACATGGAACTTTCGAGAACTGGAGACGGAGATATCGGATCGATGTTTCACGTCCCAGCTTATACGATCCGCGTTCACGAATCGGAGAAGAAATACTGTCAGACTCGCTATGTCAAAGGACAGCGGAAGCGTGTCTGGTTTAAGAGATTCGGAGAGAAGGAAGATCTTGTCGCGGAGACTGGCGCGGAATCAAAGAAAGAAGCAAAAGAAGAGGATCTTGCAAGTGAAATGATTATGGACGTGAACTACTATGTGAGATCTGACTACTATGGAGTTCCGAATATTCTGGGAGCTCTTGGAGCTGTCATCTCCATGATCGGAATCCGAGACTTCAATCTTTCGTTCTTCGAAAATTACGGAGTCCCGGCAGCTCTCGTGATCCTGTATGGAGACTGGAAAGAAGGATCCGACACAGAGATAAAGGAGTTTATTGAATCCGAGATCAGAGGATCCGAGAACGCGTATAAGACTCTAGTGCTCCAAGCTCCACAGCAGGACGAGATTGGACTCACGAAGGAGGAGAGAAAAGGACTCGAATGGATTCCTCTCATGAACGAAGTCAAGGAAGGAGACTTCATGAAGGACTATTACAAGCAGATGAGGAATGAGATCCTGGTCGCTTATTCAATGCCTCCTTACCGAGTGGCGATTGCAGAAGAAGGAGCTCTCGGAGGAAATCTCGCAGAAGAGCTGACTGATATCTATGTTTCCTCGAGCGTAGAGACGCTGCAGCAGAAAGTCGAGAACATCTTCAACTTCCAGATCCTTCCGACTCTGGTCGAAGGAGATGGGGAGGATAAGGAAGTTCCGATGCTGTTCAAGTTGATTCCTCCGGATATCAGGAATAAAGATTCGGAGATCGCGAGAGCGATCAAGCTCTTCCGGAACGCTGCTTTGAGAGTGAACGAGCTGCGAGCTGTCGACGGACGAGAAGCGATCGACGAGAAAGAAGGAGGAAACGATCGATACATTGAGAAAGGACTTGTCAAAGTCGGAGAGGAGGATCTGGAAAAGGAGGAGGAAGAGCTGCTTCGGATCACGCAGAATCTCGAGTCTAGAGTCCAGACGCTAGAAGAGGAGGATACGAAATGAAACCAGTCAATTTTGAGGAAGCGAACACAAAGCTCGTCGCTCCGGACTGCGCGGATCTTCCTGTCTTCACTGACGGATCCCAGGTCTTGAGCTGCTGGAGGATGAGCTTCAAGGAGAGAGCCTCTGCGCTGCTGCTGGGGAGAGCATGGCTGAATATCCGGACGAAAGAGAACACGCACCCTCCAGTCTATCTGATTGTAAAACGGACAGCGTTCGAAAGGACAAAGTAGTGGATATCGTCATCTATATGAACGAGGAAGACTTCCTGCACAAGACGGACGCGAGTATTCCAAAGAAGTTCACAGAAGACGATAAGCTCTTCATCGCCATGAGAGGACGCGTCATGGGATATGTCGAAGTCCTGGAGTTCAATCCGGATAGAGATATTTCGGAGACGATCCTCTGGGACGGAAGCTCCTTCACTTATATCAATTCGATTCCTTGCAAGCAGTTTCGCGGATTCCGATATCGCTGGTTTGAGTATAAGCTGAAGAAGAGGAAATGAAATATTTTTTCTACTGGAAAAACAACTCGAAGAGAGCGAAGCTGCGAGGAAAGAAGTGCGACGTCTTAATCAGAGGAGCGAAAGGATCCATTCTTATCGTAATGGAAGACGGAGAGAAAGTCGTGACGAGCTGGAGAGCTCTTAGAAAGCTCCTCAATGCGGAGATCTGAATGAATGAAGATCGCAGGAGACTCACGAAGAAGGAGAGAGATCATGAGAATAAGAGGATTAACGAGCTGCACGATCAAGGAGTTTCGATCGATGGACTCGCGCAGCGTTTCGGATATTCGAAAGCGCAGATTTTATCCTGCATCCGTCGCTATCGTGAGAAGATGAGGAGATGATTATGGACTGGGAAAAGTACGATAAGTTTATTAGAAAAGAATCTCAAGAGCTGGTGAATCTTATTCATGAATCGACTGGAGGACTGAAGCTCAATCCTCTTCTGCTTCTTGGATTCCTCCAGCAGTTCCTTGTCGGCTTCCTTGCAGAGCGAAGAGAGAAAGCTCCTAAGATCCTGGAGATCATTCCGGACTTCAGTGCGGATGAGTTCGCAGCTCTCCTGGAAGGAGATATAAAAGTCGGAGATAGGATCACGATTCAAGCTCCACAGTATCTCATCGAGTCGATCGTGGAGCAGATCAGAGTCGTGTCTCAGACTAAACTAAAATACAAGCACTGAGGAGGTGTTTAATGCAAGAAATACGATACGACGGAACGCTGGGAGAGAAGAAGGAAGGAACGATCGAGGAACTTCTGGAAATGTCGAAGGAGTCTCTTGAGAAAAAGGACGTTGCTGCTGTCTTTATCTCAAAAGGAGAGGAGGATCCGGATAAGAAAAAAGTCACGCTGCAGATTCCAGGAAGGAGGAAAGGAACGACTTCTCTCGTCGTGGACGATCAGAGGATCCGCGAGCTCGTGAGAGAGGAGCTTACGATCATGCTACAGCAAAGAGATCCACTCTTCAAGAGGATCTTAAAGGAGATCCAGGATGGCGAATAAGAAAGATGAGCTGGAAGGAATTGAAGTCTGCTGCTTTAATTGTCGTCATAAGGATATCTGCAGGATCGTGAATGGGATCTGGCATCCAGATTTTAAGATGAATCTTCAGAAAGCTGCAGAGCTCGGAAATCAGCAAAAGTTCTTTGAAGGAGTGGAGCGGATGCTGGCGAGGATCTGCGATAAGTTCGATTCGCGGATTTAAGTTAACGAATTTTTTCTCGACTAGAGCTATGGGAGCAAGGACGTTTAAAGGACGTTGGTATGGCAGCAAGGACGTTTAAAGGACGCTGCTATGGGAGCAGTGCTCGATAAATGTCTCGCGCATCTGCAGCAGCGCCAGCAGAGCTTTTTTCTCCAGAGGAAAAAGAGAATTTACTCCGGAGTTACTCCGGAGCGTTGCCGTCTGAAGGGAATAGAATAGAAGTTAAGAGAAGAATTAAGAAAGAAGAGAAGAATAAAGAAAGAATTATCCTCCGGATAATTCCAAAGAAAGTCGCGCTCGAAAACAAAGGAGATTAAAAAATGAAGGAGAAAAAAAGAAAGATCATTGAGATCGCGATTGCGATCCTTACAGGATTCCTCGCAGCAATTATTTTGCTGTGGATAGTGGATCCTTTGACTTTAAAATAAAGGAGGAACTAAAACGATGGCGAATCGAAAAATCATTTTCATTCGAAAGTGGGGAAACTACAAAGTCGGAGACGTGATGGAAAATCCGACTGACGTCACGATTCGAGAGTTGTGCTTCAAGCATAAGTTCGGAAGACTGGAAGGAGATCCTGCTTTCGAAGAGAGGATCCAGCTTCAAAAGCTCACGATGACAAAGCTCGCGCAGGATATTGCATTCGGAGTGAAGCACGCTGAATCCGATATTTCCGGAATCGTGGAGGATCTTGATAAGAAGCTCGCGACTCCCACTCCTCCTGAGACTCAGATCCGGAAGAAGAGGACGACAGGATCCAGGAAGCGGAGATCTTCCGGATCGAAGAGAACGTCAAGAACGAAAGGATCCTGATCGTGGCGCGTCCTGTTATTCATAAGCAGCTCCTCGATCGAGACTGGCTCTCTCAGCAGCTCCAGCAGCATAATCCTGAACAGATTGCGGAGATTCTGGGCTGTGCTCCTATTACTGTCTACAAATATAAAAAGATCCATGGGCTCACTTACAAAGCAGTGATGAAATCCCATCATAAAATTATTCCTGTCCAGCTTCCGGATTATATGATTCGAGAACTCGAGAAGGAAGCGAAGCGACTTGATGAATCTGTCGAGGATCTTATAACGAAAGCGATCGTAGAGAATTTTCTCGATAAAGGAATTAATGTCTTCAGAGATCCGGAAGAAAAGATCGACAGGAGAACAGTGGAGCACAAAAGACGACGAGGACGTCCCAGAATCTACAACGTGGATCCGGAACTTCCGGAAGCGCTGACGACTGATCGAGTATCCATGGGGACTCCGGAGGAGGAGGAAGACGTTCTCAATAAGCGAGCGTGAACGACAGTAAGATCGGAGGTGGCCGTATTTTTTCCTAAAGGAAGGATGGAGGATATTAACATGACTGGAAAAATTATTTTGATCGTACTCGCAGTCATCTTTGTACTGGCGATTTTATTCATTGCTTTCGTAAAGTGGATCCGGAGCCTGTGATGGAAGAAATGATATTTTCAAATGGAGTTTCGATCGGACGTCCTTTATCGACCGAGACGGAAGCTCGAGGAGTGCGCTATGAATGCGGATGCGTTGAGTTCCTTGCTTCAGGATCCAAATCAATTTTCTTTTTCAAAAAGACTTGTAGTGAACATGGGAAGCAGATTAGAGCTTTAATCGATCGAGAGGACCCGGAATGAAGCAGACGCACGCTGAGATCCTCGCGATGCTGAGTGAAATCGTCCGCGATACAGAGCGGAGCTTCCTTTTTCGTAAGCTGAAGCTCTGTAAGAAGAAATCGAAGCAGGATCTCAGTTCGAAGCGGAAGCTGACAAAGGAGTCCGCGATACAGATGAAAGATCAGCATTCCAGTAAGCAGCGCTTTCTTAGGAAGACAATCCCCAGGAGATGAGTATGAAGCATTGGATCCCCAGGAGATCGTTGCTTAGAGCGTCTCTCATCGCGTCGGATTTTCGATAAAGGAGGAGAAAAGTGTGGATCCTGAGAATCTGGCTGAAATGGAAGAGAAGAAGAAAGCGCACAAAGTCTGTCAAGAAGATTGAGAAGTCGATCTACGCGTTCCTCTATCTGAACAGAGCTCTTGTGAAAGCTGGAGTCTCGCGGACGCTGCGCAGACAACTCAAGCGAGATCTCATCACTTCTAACGATCCAGAGAGGATCCTCCTCCGATTCCTGGATGAGATTGAAAAAGTAGGAGTTCAAGCGAATGGCGACTGAGCTGCAGCAGCGGATCCAGAAGATTGAGTCGATCATAAAGGAAGCTCATCTCGTGGATACTGAGCAAGCATCGATGCTGATTGAAAAGATCTATAAGTCCGCTCCGATCCGGAGTTTTGTGAAGAGAATCTATGACAGGATCCAGAATAAAAACATTCCGAAATTTAAGAAACTTTATATCCAGTTCGAAAGAGAAGTTTTAATTCCGGAATTCCAGCGTGCGATCCGGAAAGAACTGAGACTCTCCCAGTCTAAGAAGATGGACTTCTATGTCTCAGGAAAGAAGATCACCAGCGCGAAGACATTCAGGATTAAAGCGGATCCTTCCACAGTCGCGAACAAAGTCACAGCTCGGATCTTTGGGACGATGAATCTCGAGAAGATTAAGACGGAAGGAGCTGCAATTCTCAAAGCTGGGTATACTGCTGCTTTTGTCGATGGAGGAAACGCTGCTTATCGACTTGCTGGGATTCAAGCTCAGTTCGACGTTCTGAAACCTGAAGCTGTCGCTGCAATCAACAAGATAGGAGGGGATCTCATCACGAGCGTCACAGATGAGATCCGGAAAGCTGTCCGGTCGACCGTAAAGACTGGGATCGAGAACGGCTTATCCATGCCACACATCGCTCGAGACCTTACCATGATCCAGACGCTTTCGGATCGCTGGGCTGCTGCAGTAGTGAACGCGAACGTGAAGCGACAAGCTGCAGGAATGGCAGCGGATAAATCGAACGCGATCGCGCAGAGATATCGTAATAAACTTCTGAGAGCCAGAAGGATAATGATCGCGAGGACTGAGACTGCGATCGCTCAAGCTCAAGGATCTCTTGTCGGATATAAATCAGTTGGAGTTCAGGAAGTCCGATTCTTCGCTGCGCATGGAGCTTGTCCGATCTGTGCGGATATGGATGGAACGACTTATAAGATCGAGGAAGCATACGGAGTGATCCCAGTCCATCCGAACGGACGCTGCGATTGGATCCTGCGTCATCCGAAAGGAGGACTCAAGAATCCGCTGACGTACAAACCTCCAGGAGGACTGAAAGGAGGAATCGAAAACGCGATCGCTGAGATCATGGCTAAATTTGCCAGAAGTCCGAGAGAGCACAGCGCAGCTCTTGACAATGCTGGAAACATAATCTTCCGGAAGAGTGGAGGACGTCGCTCAGTCAAATATACTGCGGAAGAGTGCGCGGAAATAAGAAACGCTGCTGCTTTTGTCCATAATCATCCTGTCTCTGCGTCCTTCTCTCCTGCTGATATCAAGTTCGCGACAGAGCTTAACATAGGAGAGATGATTGTCACTTCTACGAAATACCGATTCACGATCGCTCCCGCCACTGGAGATAAATGGAATAGTCTCGCTCCATCGATACAGAGGAATAAATGGAGATCTCTCTTCTCGAAATATGATACAAAATTTTTTGAAAAATTCAGAGCAGCGAAAGGAGATTCGCTTCCTCCAGCGCAGAAAAATAAACTCATCGAACAAATAACAGATGAATTAAACGAAGAGCATTCACATGAAACTGTCACGTATATAGCCGAGACATTCAAATATAATTACAAGAGAACAAAAGTTTCAACAGGAGGATAGAATGGCGAAGAAAAATCCATTCCCAAAAGGATTTGAGATCGATAAAGATTCTCTTGCTACTTACTGGACTCCGAAGATGGAGAGGAGAATCAAGGAGGAGCGCGAGAAAGAGGAGAAGAAAAGGAGGAAAAAATGATTGAACATATAAATAAAACCATGGATCGAGATGATCTTTTTTTACATGAGGACGCTGCGAAGCTTATAAAAGAGCTCAATCTCCTGATCCGGAGTTTCCAAAATCTCAATCTCCATCTTTCCGGATGGCATGGAACTTTAACTGACGTCCCAGCAAATCCGGAAAAAGACTCGCGGAACTGCGGAACTCCAGGAGGATACATTCCTATTCCTGGAGCTGCAGACGATCCGCACTTTCCTTGGTTCCTATACTGGGAGATCTTCTGGGCTCTGAAGCATACTCTGCTCAAGGATGGATGGTGGATCCTGGACGCAGGAGGAGCGTGCTCCTTATTCTGGGCGTATCTCTCCGAGCTCCGGAAATATAAAGTCTTCTCCTGCGAGCTGGATGAGAAGCTCGTGGAGCAAGCGCAGCGGATCGCGCAGATCAAGACATGGCTGAGTAATGATCCTCAGACTCCTCATTGGAGCTCCTCGATCGTCCAGGATATTACAAAGCTCGAGATCTTTCCTCCTGGATCCTTTGACGCGATCTTCTCGATCTGCGTCATGGAGCATCTCACGATTCACCAGCGCCAGCGTGCGATCAGAGAATATCATCGGACGCTAGTCCCTGGAGGAACGCTGACGATCACGTTCGACTATAAGAATCCTCGTCCTGCGATTTTCCGTCCGGATCCCCAGGATCCTTTTGAATGGAAGGATCAGCTCATGTCTACTCCGGAAGATCTCCGGAAGTGCTTCCTGCTGGATGAAGGACTCTTTGAGATCCAATATAATCAGGAGCTCTATGACAACGGAAAGACATATCTGGGTCATCCGCGATACAATTATGCTCCATACACTTTCGGAGCTCTATTCCTTAAAAAGAGGTAATGCAATGCGAATAGAAGAGATCACGACAAAGTCACTCGATAGAGAAAGAAGTGAAGAGCTTCCTCCTTTGAGGACGATAATCGATCAGCTCTGGAAATCAAACTTCCATGGAAACGAGCTCAAAACTTCCGGAGTGCTAGGGCGAAATTATCTTCTGCAGAAATATAAAATCCTGACAAAGGAAATGTCAAAGAGAGGAATCTACTACAAAAAGCTGAATACGATTGAGAGCTATATTTTCAATAAGTCTAATTACAAATTTTCTGTTTCCGAATTCGGAGATCTCGTTATCATTCCGGACTTTTGCTCAATCGCAGGATCCTTTGTCCGGAATCCGGAAGAAGCGCAAGATATAGACGTCGTTCTTAGATTCAACGAAGAAGCGAGAGATGAAACACTGGAGCTGAAGCTGGGACGAGCTCTTCAAAAGCATGTGAAAAAAGATATTGAATTTATCTATCACGCTGCGGGGCCCCACTCCTCCTATATCTCTCTCTTTGATCTAGTGCTCCGTCCTAAAGATCTTATGGAGATCAAGCGAGTCAAGGAAATGGATATCTCAAAAGCGAAGAAGCTTGACCGGAAGATGAAGGAGCACAAAGAATACGAGGAAGAGAGCGAGAGGATCCGGAGGAACGCAGAACAAGCGAAGTTTCCTCATCCTTTTATGCCTGCGAAGTGGACTCACAAGAATGGTCATCCTCGCTGTTTGATCTGCGGAGATGAGGAGACGCTAGATGGAATCTGCAGAAAGTTTGAGAAAGCGTCAATCACGCTCGGACGTCCTTTCACTCCACTCAAGTCTGCAGGAGGATACGGAAAGCATGAGTTCGGATCCATCGATGAGCTTGTCAAGATCTGGGCGTCCGGATATCTTCCGGATCCTGGAGTCGCAGTGGAGACGAAGTTCGACGGATTCCGTGTCCAGATCCATAAGCATGATAAGGACGTGAAGATCTTTTCAGAAGACGCGAAGCGAGATCTCTCAGAACGTCTTCCGGATCTTAAGAAGGAGATTCAGTCCTTCAAGGATAATTTTGTCCTGGATGGAGAGCTGCTAGTCTACAGCTCAGAAGGTGGGAAGATCGACAGGAAGGACATGCCGACTTATATAATGTCGAAAGATCCTCCAGCTTTCAAAGCAAAGATCTTCTGTTTCGACTGTCTCTACTACCATAACACTCCGCTTGATAACAATGAATGGCGAAGTCGTCAGGATTCTCTATCGCAGATTTTCTCTAAAGTCGACGAGCTCAATGTGGAGAAAGTTGTCCCCACGATTGCGAAGACTGAAGCTCGATTCCGCGCTGCAGTAAAAAAGCATTCGGAGGAAAAGCATTCCGAAGGAGCTATGTGTAAAGCTGTCAATTCAAAGTATCCGTTGAAAGGATCAACTCCGGACTGGGCGAAGTTCAAGAACATGAAGGAGATCCGAGCTCGAGTCGTGAAAGTCGAATCGAAGGAAGGAGGAGGATGGATCTATACATGCGAGATCCAGGATGGAGCTCCGATCGGACGGACATACGCGACGAAGATCAAAGCGAAAGTCGGAGACGTTCTGGAGATCGCTGTCGCTGAAGTGAAGTACGACGAGAAGAAAAATTCCTTTACATGGGATAATCCGATCGTGCGTTCCTTAAAACCTCGAGGAACAGCGTTGACAACAAAGGAGCAAGCGAAGACTCTCGCAAAGCTGAAGAGGACAAAAGCTGAAGAGAAGTTTCTCTGCGAGTGTCTTGAATGCGGACATACGATTGAGACTGAAGAGCACTGCATAGATCTCGAGTGTCCTAAGTGTGGGGGACAGATGAGAAGGAGAGAGCGTCCAGGATACGGACAGCTCCATAAGGACGACGAAGGAAAAGGATCCGAATTCGGAAATATCGATTTTAAAGTTGGAGACAAAGGATCTGCAGTGATCCAGATTCATATTATGGGATTGAGCGATGAAGAAGCGGAAGATCTAAAGAGCGTTGAGAAAAAGATCATGATCGCGAGACAGGATCCTTCGAAGCTGCAGAACACTCTCCATGCAGCGATCGGAGAGCATGGAGCTCACATTGACATGAGATTGCATAGAGAAGGAGAGAACTTCTGGGAAGGTGGCGAGATCATGATCGGAAATATCTCCGGACTCCAGAAGCTCAAGAAGCTTCACACTCAAGGAAAGCTTCGCTTTGCATGGAAGCAATCGCGAGCTGGAGAGACGAAGACTAAAGTCGTGCGAGGATCTCTCGGATGGATGCTGATCGGAGAGCGATCTGTCCATATTTTTAAACCAGGAGAATCCGGAGCCAGCGCGAATCAGTATGCTTCTATGATCCAGATGGACAAGCTTCACTGGGAGATCTATCTTGCGGATGAGCACGCGAAGAAGATCCGCTTCAAGAATAGATATCTGACAGGAAATTATCTCTTTGCTTTCGTTCCAGTAGAAGGAGGAAAGCGCGTCTGGATGCTGTCGAGACTCAAGGAGACTGACTATGACGAGACGATTCAGAAGAGACTTCCGGATACAGTTCCGATCTTCAAAGTGAAGGAGGACGAGCAGATCGTCGGAGGAATCGTATACGAGCCAAAGGAGGAGGACTCGCAAGGAGACTTCTCCACTGAAGAGGAGATCCGACAAGCTTGCTATTATTACATGGAGCACGCTAGGAGATTCAAGCTGCAGCATGAAGGAATCGCAATCTCTTCGAAAATAAATATCTTAGAAAACTATATCGCTCCACAGGATCTTGAGATCGCAAAAGAAAAAATCAAAAAAGGATCCTGGATCCTGATTATCCGAATCCGCGACGCTGCGCTGTGGAAGAAAGTGAAGGACGGAGAGCTCACTGGCTTCTCCATGGCTGGAGTCGCTCATCGGAGGAAAAAGGAGAAAGTCGAATAAAAAAAACGCTCTGAGATCGCGTCTAAGCGACAACCTCTTTCCGACGTATATCATTGCATTCACTGTCTTCTCGAGGAGCTCCGGATCTACTCCGGAGTAACTCCGGAGTAAAATAATCCTTGACAAGCTCTTGAACTTATATTTATCTTCTACAACGATATGACGGTGATGGATAGCTTTCAATTCACTTGATCGAGAAATAAGTCTGTCCATCCAGGACAGAAGCTTTCGTCGATAAGCGAAGTTGAAAAGGATCCGACGTAAAGATCCTTCTCGGCTTCGCTTTTTTTTTGCAAAGTTGGGGGGATCAGAAAAAAATTTCAGGAGCGGAACATGCCATTCAAGCTTGAAGATATCGAGCTAGACGAGATCTCTCTCGTCGACGTTCCAGCAACGAAAAGGAAGTTCCTATTCCGAAAAGCGGACGTGGATAAGAAAGTCCGGACTATTCCGAATGGAATTATCTCCTGTCCGTCCTGTGGTCATCAGGAAGCTCTCGTCGACTTTGTAAAGAGTGCGAGCGAGGAGTGTCCTGAGTGCGGAGAAAATTTATTAAGCTCCGACACTGAGATCACTTTTAAAAAAAGGAGAACGCGGATGAAAACACTTTCTGAAATCTTAAAAACTTTTCTGGAGGAAGACGACGAGGAGCTCACAGAAGAAGAGCTCGAGCTGGTCGAAAAAGCCGAAGAGAAGATTCCTCCGGAAGCAGGAAAAGCTCTGAAAGGAGCACTTTCTCTCCTGAGTAAGTACAAAGGCCAATATCCCGATGACGTCAAAACTGCAATCAATACGCTCGCGAAGTTCGCGTCTTATGGATACGCTGCAGAAAAAGCCGACGACGACGAGGACGTGAAGAAAGCTGGAGCAAAACTCTCGAAGGATACAGTCTCGAGACTCAAAAAAATCGTGGCGCTGCTCGAAAAAGCTCCGGAAGCTCTGAAGCTTCTGAAGGGACTTATTCCAGAAAGCGCACAGAAGAGCGACGTTGAGAAGCAGCTCGATCAGATTATGGACACTCTTAAAGATCTGAAGAAAGCGGATGACGATCCAGAAGAAGACGATGAGGAAGACGACGACGACGAGGACAAGAGCAAAAAGAAAATCAAGAAGGAAGACAGTGAGCTCATGGAGAAAATCGAGAGCCTGACGAAGACTGTCAACAAGATCGCAAAACAGAAAGGAGTGAAGAAGTCTCTCAAAGGAAATGATGCTGAAGAAGATGAAGATCTGGAAGACGAGGACGTCAAGAAAAAAGGATCGTGGAGCTTTTCTCTCGCTGCTCCTAAAGACAGCGATTAAGATCTGATTCACGACAAAAACAGTTCGTAAAAATCAGGAGGAAACGATGAGAACGAACAAAAATCTGTTGAAGAAAAATAAGGAGCGGATGAAGAAAGCTTTGACTATTCTCCCATCGCTCACGCTGCAACCGGAGGAAGCTGATCGCTTTATCGATTACGTGGTCGATGAGAGCGTGCTGAAGAATAACTGCAGGATCGTGAAGATGAAGAACAGCGAGAAGAATATTCAAGGACTCGGATTCGGATCCGGACGCTTCCTTAAACCAGCGAACACATTCGGAACTTCCGACTATAAGAAGGAATTCGGATCCAACACGATCACGCTGGCGACCAAAAAAGCTCGAGGTTGTGTCGTGATCTATGACGATGATCTGGAAGATATCACAGTCGAAACAGACGATCAATTTACGGATCATGTTATGAAAATGGTCGCGTCTCAGGTCGCGAATGAAGTCGAGGAAGCTGCTTATATTTCAGATACGCACGCGCTCGGAGGATTTGCTCCAGATGATATTCGCTCAATGTGGGATGGATGGCGCTATGTCATCACTCATTCTGCAGTCGGACAAGCTTATTACAATGAAGTCTCCGGAGGATCCTATGTCCTGGACGCGACTGCGGACTTCGCGAGAGCTGGGAAGATAGTTGAGAGAGAAGCTGCTGCTCCATACGATCAGGAATATAAATATAGCAAAGCGATCCGGACAATGCCCTCCAAGTACAAAAAGAAAGGAGGACTCTCTCAGTTAAGATTCTTCCAGAATGACAACGTCGAACAGGATTATCTCGATGCTTTGGCAAAGCGAGCGACTGCTCTCGGAGACACTGTTATCACCGGAAAAGCTGGAGAAGAGTATGCTTACGGAAAAGTCAAACTCGTGTCCGTTCCGCAGATGCCGATCACGCTTGACGCTGCAGGAAAGCTCGACGCAGGAAACTACTGCGACGCCATGCTCACGCACTGGATGAATCTGATCTGGGGAATCCAGAGAGAGATCAAGATCGAGACTGAGAGACAAGCTTCGGATGAAGCGAACTACTTCTTCTATTCCATCCGCTGTGACTTCACTGTTGAGAACGTGAATGCGATCGTGCTGATCGAGAAACTTACTCACGGATAAGAATCTCGGAGGACAATGTGGCAAAACCGGTTCCCATAATCTACGAGATTCAAAACTTCGGAGCATCGCGAATTATTCCGACGCACAGAGGAGGACTTTTCATAGCTCATCGCGAGTGCTTCTGGCGCAGGCCAGGGGAAACAGACGAACAAGAGCTTAAAGATCTGCGCTCGGCTCCTTTCGTGGAAGTGAGAGAGAAGCTGGATCTGACTGGATTTACAGTCCGGAGACTGCGGAATCTCGCATTGAAACGTCGGATAAAAGGATGCTCCAGGTCAACTAAGTCCGAGCTACTCGAATCACTAGGAGGAATTCAATGTCAATCATCCCTGACGTAAAAAAGCTGGATACGAAAATATGGAGTCCGCTCGCTGAGTGGATCCGATATCTTTCGATCCTGGAAGCTGTCCGCTTTGACGGAATCGAAGCAGACTTTCTGGCATGGATAACCGGAAATTGGACGCGCACTGCAGTCGAGCTGGGATACGGAGTCGCGACTGCTGTTCTGCAGAATATTGTAGGAGGAGTCCTACTCGTCACGAATGCTGCTGCAGACAATGATTCATATCAAGCGCAGTGGCTAGGAGAACCATTCAAGCTTCAAACAGGAAAATTCTGCTACTGTGAAGCGAAATTCATGACTGCGGATCCGATACAAGTCGATCTACTCTTCGGACTCTGCATTACTGACACGACGTTGATCGCTGGATTCAGCGATGGTGTCGCGTGGAAGAAGGACGATGGAGACGCGCTGCTAGATTTTGAAGCTGTCAAGAATTCCACTCCGACAGCACAGAATGAGATCGGAGTACTCGCAGCGAACACATGGACGAGAGTCGGATTCTATTTCGACGGATACTCGACGCTCGTTCCTTATCTAAACGGAGCTGCTTACACCGCAAAGAAGATCACGACAAACATTCCGGACGATGAGGAATTGACTCCGTCATTCGCGATCATGAATGGAGAAGCTGCAGCGAAAAGCCTTTATCTCGATTATCTCATGGCTGTTCAAGCTCGATAAGAGTCGCTTACAAAGAAATTTTTTAATAACGATAAAGAGCACGAGCTCTGGATCTTGAAATCTGGAGCTCGCTCTCTAGTTTTTTCTCGTTAAGAAGGAGTGACTCATGGAGAGTTTTCAAGGAAACTATCTCACAGATAAAGACGCGATCTCTGTTTACTGTGGATCCGGATCCGCAGCGACAATCAAACTGAGTGAGAACTCTCTCACTCTCACAAAGGACGGATCTCCGACAGTCATCGATCTTACTGCACCAGCGAATGATGAGCTCGGGAAACTCGTCACTGTGATTAACACGATCGCGGATTGGAATGCGACGCTGCTCGGAAAGTCTTCCGCTGCGTCGAAGGATAATATGGGTGATCTCCTGGAAGCGAGCTGTCTTCTGGAAGCGAATTCTCAAACTCTCAAAATTCTCATGGATGACGTGGAAAATTTTCCAAGCACTTATGACGCAGACGATAAGCGCGACGCTGTGGATCTCGAGGAGGAAAGAATAGAGCGAATCACTCACGATTTTTTTTATTCTAAAGCATTCGATATGAAGATGAGCGGAAGCGGAAAAAGCAGAATCTTCCCCAGCGTCCTTCCGAATATTCTTACTGTGACTGCTGTTTATATTTGGGGAGTCGAAATAGATTCCTCGCTCTGGACTAACGACACAAGATCTATCTTCCTGGATCTAGAATCAACTGGAGGATCGTGGGCTGAATTCCGTCATCTTCAAAGAGAGTGGGGATCTGACGTCCTTTTTCCGAAAGGACACGAGAATGTCCGGATCGTGGGGACTTACGGATGGAGCTCGTGTCCCAGAGAGATCAGGCTCGCTGCTGCTATGATGGTCATGGATCGCTTCGACGAGACGCTTTACGATCACTGGAGAGAAGGAGCTTTCGGAGTCGGAGGAGACTTCTCTTACCAGAATCCGAAGCGTGTCCATACTGGGATCCTTAAAGTAGACAGGATCCTCTCTGACTACATTCGGAAGCGTCCGCTCTTAAGCACGACAGGATCATTCGCATGAGAGATTCATTCCGTCACAAAGTCGATATTGAAGCTTTCTCAAAAGCAGATCTCGGAGGAGGTTGCAAAGAAAAAACTTATGCTGCAGTTCATTCAGACGTTCCTTGCAGAGTTGTTCCGAAACGAGGATATGAGGAGTTCATATATGGAAAGACAACAGTCAAGAGGACTCATAAGATCCACATGAGATTCCTTTCCAGTCCGGTCGTGACTGAGCTGCATCGAATCAAGTGGACGGATCCGAAGACGTCTCAAGTCCATTACTTCGCGATCCTCAATGTCCATAGTCAATCGAATCTCGATGAGCTCATGAGACTCGATTGTCTGGAGCAGGATAGAGAGACTTAAGATGGCAAAGCTTACGGTCGAATTCAAGAATTACGGAGCGTTCAAAGTCGATCTGGATAAGATTGACAGGAAGACAAAAAAAGATCTTAGAGAAGCGACTGCTTCCGCTGCAAAAAAAATATCAGATCAAGCGAAGAGAAATCTTACAGTGAATAAAAGCGTAGTGACTGGGACGCTGCGGAGATCCATGACTTTTGTATTTTATAAACGAGACTGCTATGCAGAGATCGGAACGAATGTCGAGTACGCTCCATTCGTAGAGTTCGGAACTTGCAGGATGAAAGCGAAACCATATCTCCGTCCAGCATGGCAAAAGTACAATCCGATCTATGTCCGATATCTTCAAACAAAACTTAGAGCGATCCTTCCTCGAGGATGAATGGAGACATAAAGAATGGCGTTTATTTTTGTCGCTTCAACTGGACGCTGCGGAACAAAATTCCTAACTGCTGTCTGGAAGTACTTCACAAAATATCCAAGCTTCCATGAGCCAGTCCCATACTGCGCAGGACAGACTCTCCGAGAAGTGAATAACGAATGCGGAATGAATAAAAGCTCGAGAGAGGAGCTGCGCACAAAACTCCTCCAGATCTCAGGAGATGCAAAAGAAGGAAATTATTTCGAATCGAATCAGATGTTTATAAAAAGCTATCTCCATCTCGTCGTCTATAAAAAAGAATTCCGTCCGCTCTATGTAATTTATCTCCATCGGAATCCGATCGAAGTCACGATGAGCTATTTCAAAAAAACTTTCCCGAGTCATGACATGAGCTGGCACTTACAACCTCAGTGGCAAAAGAATCTCATGCGAGGAAGAAAAGGACTCGGCTTCCACGAGATCTCTCTCTGGCAGTGCTTCGAAATCCGCGAGCGTTTCCTTCTGTGGAAAGATAAATTTGACAAGACATACGACTTTGACTTTCGGAAGATCTCGGATCCGGAGGAGTATCGAAAAATGTTCGCACACTTCGAGATCGAGCACGAACTTCCGCAAAAGTTCCCAGATAATTTTTTCCATCCGCGAAAAACCATGAACGCAATCCAGGAAGATCCTGCGATAACATTCAAGAGGATCATTGAAGACTGGGGAGCTCGAGGACAGGATCCTACAAAATCCGCTCAAGATCATTTCTTCGAGAGCAAGGAACAGCAGATCCGCGAGCTGCAGCAAAAGAAAGGAGAAAAGAATAATGAAGCTTAATGACGTCGGAATTATAGTAGTTACTTTTATCCGCGATGACGTGCTCTTTAAGTGCGTGCAAAGTATTCGGCAATTTTATCCTGATATCAATATTTATGTCGTAGATCAGGGGAAGACAAGCTATGCGAAAGAAAGATTCCTACGACAAAGCGAATGCAATCTGATCCGACTTCCTTATGATTCCGGACTCGCTCTGTCTCGGAATATCGGAATGATAGCATCCAAAGAAAAATACATGGTGATCTGCGACGATGATTTCGTCTTCACTGAGAGGAGTCGACTCGAAAACTGGAAGACGCTCCTCCTCGCTCATCCGGAAGCTGGGCTCGCTGCAGGAATGCTTAACACGAATGGACAGGACTGGCACTACGAGCACGAGCTCCGGAAGTTCGAAAAATTCTATGTCATGAAGGAATACGATGAGATCAAATGGAAGAATCACAAAGGAATCAAATACCATTACTGCGATCTCGCGATGAACTGGTTTATGATGAGGAGAGAATGCTGGGAGGATAATCCCTGGGACTCGGAATACAAAATTGTCCATGAGCATCTTCAATTCTTCCTGGATCTCAAGGATCAGGGAAAGTGGAAAGTCATCTATACTCCGACAGTCCACGCGAATCATGATAAAAAACCACATAAAGACGAGTACGAGATTCTCCGTTCTTCGAAAGGACGGAAGCGCTTAAGCTGGCTCCACTATTTCAAGAAGACTGGAATCCGCTTCGGAATCTATATGACGAAAGCTGAAGGAGGAATCAAAGTCATAGATCTACTTACAGGAGAGCTCGTAAGCAATCATCATTTATTCTTAAATAAAGTCTACGGAACTAATCAGGAAACTCCAGTCCAGAGGATTTATAAAAAGCTCACTGAAGAGATTAATAGACAGCTCGACAATAAATTAACCATCGTGGAGAAGGAAACGCGGAAGCAGATCAGCAAGGAGGAAGAAAAACTCCAGGAACAAAAGAATGAATTCTGGAAGAAGCGGATGGAAAGGAAGCAAGCTCGGAGGATGGACGCATGAATACTTTCGAAGCTCTTCGCGCAGCGCTTGAGATCTTCAAGAGCCATGGCTGGCAATGCTGGCTCATGGCAGGAGCTTGTCTAGGAGCAGTACGAGACAATCGCTTTCTCAATATCGATATTGACATAGGATACTTTCCGAGCGATCCGAAGATTTGGGATTGTCTCATCGAAGAATTGAAATCTCTGGGCTTTGAGCTCTTCATGGAATGGAAGGAAAAAGATCTAAAAGTCGCGCTTGCGATGAGATCACGAGAAGGAGAGGAGATCCTCTCGAAGCTGGATCTCTTTCCTTATTACGTGAATGGAGAGTACTGCTGGCATGGGCTGTTCGGACCCGACAAAAAAGGACGCTGGGGAGAATACAAAGTTTTTTATCCATGCGTTTTTAAAAAGAAATTATTTTTAAATCTCAAGGAGATAAACTTTAGAGGAATAAAATGTTTCGTTCCGGATCCTCCGGAAGAATATCTCGAGCGCTGGTATGGGAAGAGATGGGATATTCCGGATCGTGACTGGCTCTCCTGGAGAGATAGCAAAGCGATCGACTTCGAAACTTTTGAGGAGATCCTACTTTGAGCAAGCAGGAATACTGGAAAAAAAGAGCAGGGAAATATAGCTCTTTCCAGTGGGCGAATGATCCGAAGTATATCGATCTCTTTCTTAACTTCCTGGAGTTCCGGAAGGAAGATCTCGTCCTCGATGCTGGAATCGGAACTGGACTGATCTCAGATAAGCTCTCTGGGCGCGTGAGAGCTATTGTAGGAGTCGACTCTTCACTCTCTATGCTCCAGCATTGCAGCAAGAACGGAAACACGATCCTCGCGCACGAGGATCTCCGGAATCTCTCTTTTATGAATGAGAGCTTTGATAAAGTGATCGCAAGGAACGTGCTCCATCATATTTATCTTGACGTTGAGATGGCGCTCGCGGAATGCTATCGAGTCTTGAAAGAAGGAGGAGAGATCCTGGTCGGAGACCGCGTCGCTCCAACAGAAGAAGTAAAGGAGGAATACAAAAAAATTCTCGCGCTCAAAGATCGCAGAGTCATCTTTACTCCTTTGTCTCTCTGCAAGCTTCTCGTCTGCGCTGGGTTCAGGATTGAAAAATTCGAGGACTTCTGGACCCGAGATCTCAGCGTGAAGAGCTGGCTCCAGAAAAGCGGACTCTCACAGGAGATCCAGGATGAAATCCTTTTTTATCATGCGGAAGGATCTGAAGAATTCAAGCGAGCTCAAAATGTAAGAATGGTCGGAGAGAAGGACTGTCTCATTGATATAAAAAATGTCGTCATAAAAGGTGTTAAGTAATGGGAAGAGGAATGAAGCCAGAGCATAAGGATCCGAGCTGGGCGATCCAGAAGGAAACTTTTGATCGTCTTGTCGCGCATTCTCTCCTCGCTCCTTATAAAGATGTGATCTTCGATGAAGTTCCGGAGAATCAAGCACGTCCTTATATTCGAGTCGGAGGAGGATTCGCTGGGGAGTTCGGAGCTCGAGACATTGCTGGCTTTGAATATTTTTCTGAGACTAACGTCTTCACTGATAACAGCATAAAGACAGGACAACATGAAGTGAAGCATATCGTGAATTTAGTTCTGCAGGCCATGACGGACGCGACACTCGGAAAGCTGGATCTTAGTTCCTACGGATTTAATAATATCCTCCAGGATCTAAGCGAGCTTAGATATATCGAGCAAGGAGCGTCTCAGGACGATCCTTATATCGTCCAGCGTGGCTTTGTAGAATTCAGATATTTAATTCAAGTTTTATAGGAGGAAACCATGGCAGCAGTAAGCGGAGTCGATTTTTCGCTGAGTATCGACGGCCCCGTCCTTGCAGGACAAAGAGGAGTCACTCTCGATCTCTCGATGGACGTCATCGATGTTACTCATCGAGATTCGAATTGGTGGATGACTCATCTCGCAGGGCTGAGATCCTGGAGCATAGCTTTTGATGCTTGCTACATGGAGGATGACGCAGCGGAGCAGAACATCGAAGACGCATATTTCAATCACGCTTCACTTGCAATCATCATCACGACTCCAGCAGGAAACACTTACAGCGGAACGTGCTTTCTCACTTCTTACTCCTTCGAGGGGCCGTACTCCGCAGAATCGACAGCAAGCGGAACTCTTCAAGGATCTGGAGAACTCCAGACGACAGCGAGTTAAGAGCTGGGAAAGTGAAAAAAATATTTAGAGAGAGTCAATCTGAGCTGGCTACCCAGAAGACTCTCGAGGAGGAAAAATGAAGGATGAAAATTTAGAAAAAAAGCCAGAGAAAAAAGTCTCTAGAGAAGACTTCGTATTCTTAGAACTCGATCGTCGGAGAGAGATAAGATACGGAATGAAAGGACTGAAAATGCTCGAACAGACATACAGTCACGACTTTATTCCGTCTTTAGAGGATCCTAAGATCTGCGAGTATTGCGGACAGAAAAAGAAGCATTTGGGATCCTGCGAGATGCCGATGCTCGAGTTCTTTGATTTTATCGGCAAGAAGATCACTGCGAATACAATTTCCATAGACGATATCTACAAGCTCGTCTGGGCTGGATTAATCCGAGAGGATCCTGATATCACTCTTGAGCAGACAGCAGAACTTCTCGAGAAATCGGATTATCATCTCGGAACGCTTCATGAGCTTATCGCGACGATCTTTGTTTCTATTGGAGAGTCGACTCCGGAAGCAAAGGACGAGCTAGTAAAAAAAGCGAAAAGCGTGACTCTGACGACGACTGGGAGGAAAAAGAAAGTTGGAGCTGGAGCGAGCTCCTCAACACAGCAGTAGGAATGCTGTGCTGGACAGAAGATCGTTTCTGGAGATCGACATTAAGAGAGTACGACAGAGCAGTCAGAGGATTCGAGATAAAGGAAAAAAACGAATGGATCAGAATCGCATGGATGACGGAAAAGATAGTCAATGTCTGCGGACTGGGACTCGGATCACTCAAGCGGAGAGTCACGCTGAAAGGACTCCTGGATCAAATTCCGCTCTTCGCTGAGACGCGGATCCAGGGATCAGGAAAAAAATATACTCGAGCAGACTATGAAGAGATAAAGAGTAAGCACGCTGCTCTCCATAGAAAAATATGGGAAGAGAAGCAGAGGAGATTGAGCAATGTTAATTAAAACAATGCTTGTAAAGATAGGAGCGGACGTCTCTGATCTGACTAAAAAATTCAATCAAGTTTCAAAGAAGCTCGATGACAATAAGAAAAAAATCCAAAGCAGTTTAAACAAAGTCTCGTTCGCGGTTGCTGGAGTCGGAATCGCTGCTGTCAAGATGGCGGCTGACTTCAATAAATCAATGGCGAATATCGCGACTCTCATTCCGGAAAAAGGAGTGAAGCGAGTCAATGAGCTAAAGAGCTCCATCCAGGATCTCGCGATCGCCACTGGAGAGTCGACAGGAAGCATCGCGGATGGAGCTTATCAAGTGATCTCCGCGATCGGAGATACTGCGGACACTGTCAAGATCTTAGAAACGAATGTGAAAGCTGCTGCTGCAGGAATGGCGACGACGACAGACGCGATTAATCTCACTTCAGCAGTGACGAAAGGATACGGAGATGCCAGCGCAGAAGCATTCACAAAAGTTTCGGATCTCGCATTCACGACAGTCAAGCTCGGACAGACAACTTTTCCGGAGCTCGCGAATTCGATCGGATCCGTCGTTCCCATTGCAAAGAAACTCAACGTCTCTCAGGAAGAGCTCTTCGGAACTTTTGCTGCGTTCACAGGAGTCACAGGAGATGCTTCAAAAGTCGCGACTCAATTCGAAGGAGTACTTGGAGCTTTAATTAAACCATCCGAAGAGATGATCGTCGCGATGGATGAGTGTGGTTACAAAACCGGAGAAGCAATGATCGCGGATCTCGGACTTATTGGAGCCATGGAAAAGCTCATCTCGAAGACGGATGGAACTTCGATCGGAATCGGAAAGCTTATCACGCGGAAAGAAGGACTCACGCTCGCAATGGCAATGACAGGAGCTCAATCCGACACTCTCAAAGAAAAGATTGGAGCCATGGGAGAAGCTGCAGGAGGAGCGACGACAGCGTTCGAGACGATGACTGGAGGAGTCAATGAAGCTGGATTCCGATTCCAGCAAGCGAAGCAGCGGATCGCTGTCATGATGCAGACGCTCGGAGATCAACTCCTTCCTGTGGTCGCTGATATTGTCGAAGCGTTTCAACCGCTCGTGACGCTGTTTACTAAGATCATCGGACTCTTCGCGAAACTTCCTGCTCCATTGAAAACAGTCGTCCTCGCATTCGGAGGATTAGTCGCTGCTGCTGCTCCCATGTTTAAAATGTTCGCAATTTTGAAAGCAGATGTTATTCCGATGGTCATCGCAAAACTAGCAAAGCTTAAAGCAGCGATCATGTCACTGACTCTCACGACAGGAGTTCTCGTGGCAGCTCTCGCAGCTCTCGTGATCGGATATATGAAAGTCAAAAAAGCTCGAGACGCAGCGAACGAGTCCGCACGCACAGCAAAAGAAGTCGAGGATGGACTCTTCCGGAAACTCAAAGCTGCAGCGGATCAAGCTGGACTCACTGAGAAAGAATTCCTTAAGCTTCGCGACGCTTATCATGGAAGCGCTGCTGCAATGGCGATGGCGATCAAGCGAGGAAAAGAAGGAGAAGAGCTCCAAAAAGCTCTCGCGGACGTGAGCTCAAAGCACAAAGATGAGGTTGACAAACAGAAAGGAGCAGTCTTGGATCTCGCTGGAGCACTTGGAAGCCAGCTTAATCCAAAGCTAGGAGAGACAGAGGAAAAAACTAAAAGCTGGCTCGATCTTCTTAAAGAGACTGGGATCCTTACGATCAATGAAAAAATCGCGAAGACTATGGAGCTGAAGCAGAAGCTCGCCATTCTGGATCATGTTTATGAAGAAGGAAAAGTCACGCTCCAGGATTATCTCGAAGCGACGAAGAATATCCGCGACGAGATGCACGATCTCGGAGAGACTGTGGATGCTGTGACTCTTCCTGCAGCTCGAGACTTTTCGGACGTAGTCTCACAAGCTCCAGGAAAATTGAAAGCGATCGTCCCAGCAGTAGAGAAGACTACAAAGAAAGTGAAATCCGCATTCACTGAAGTCTCGCAGCGGATTAAGGACGTCTGGACTCTTGGATTCAAAGATATGATCCTGAAGTCGAAGAGCTTCGGAGACGTGCTTAAAGGAACGTGGGGAGCAGTCAAGGAGCAGTTCGCGACTCTCGTCTCCCAGCTCGTGACAAAGTGGACTGTCGGATTTATAGAAAATCTTCTTGATGGGAGTAAAGGTCTCCTAGGAGGACTGAAGGAAACTTTCAGTGGAATAGGAAGTGCTATTTCTGGGATCTTTGGGAAGACAAAGGACGTTGTCGGAGATGCTGCTGGAGCTGCTGCGGACGCTGCTGGAAAAGTCGCAGATTCCGCAGGAGAAATGTCCGGAGGATTTTTATCCAATATAACAAAATTAGCGGGGCCTCTGGGGATCGGATTGCTGATCGGAAAGATTATCGGATTCAAGAACATAACGAAGACTGTTCAGGACGTCTGGAAAGCTGTCTCCGAAAATCTTGTCAAATATATTGAAGGAGTCGGAAAAGTCATAGACGCTGTCTTCGGAGCAGTCGCGGATATTGTCGGAGGAATCGGGAAAGCAATCGGAGGACTGCTCGGAGGAATCGGAGGGCTGCTTCAGAAAAAAGGACTCGGAAAGACTGCGGAAAAATTCCTTCAGCAGATTGTTGACAATACGAAACTTACACGAGACGCTCTCTTTATTGACATTCTTCCTATGTTCTGGGAACTCGTAAAGAGACTGGATCAGATCCGCGATACTGTCGCAGATAAATCGGACGCGATTATGGGAAGAATCGATAGCGTGAAAAGTCTTCTGGGAGATATAAGAGGATACGCAAAGAGCTGCTCTGATAAATTGAAATCAATTCCTACAGCTCAAACAGGAGCACACTTCGATCGTCCGACTCTTGCTCTAGTCGGAGAAGTTCCGGAGACTGTCATTCCTGATAGGAAACTCAGCTCTGCTCTCGCTAGATCAGGATCTACGACTCTCAACGCTGTCTTTAATATTCACGCTCTGGATCCGAGATCTATAAGAGACATTGTAAGATCGCAAGTCGGACCCGAATTTATCGAGTACGTGAGAGCCGGACTCGGAAAGACAAAACTTAAGGAGGCGCTGCTATGAGTCTCATATACACGACTGGGAATTTGGTCACTGCTTCAACAATAGATTCTGTGAGCACTGAAGACGCTATCTTTGTAAAGGAAAATCTCTATAATAAGCGTCCATCTTTTCCTTTCAGATTCACTTCGAAGACGGATCAATATATAGTGCTCGACATGGGAGGAAATGAGAATGCCACGATTCTTTCTCTGATTAATCATAATCTGCAGAGTGGCGCCACGATCAGACTCGAAGCGGATAATAATCCTCCTAATTGGGGAGCTCCTCCTTACTCTCAAGCTGTCGCATGGAGAGAAGAGAATCTCTATATGAAGCTCGATCAGACTTATCGCTGGTATAGGATCTTCGCTTCGGATCCGACTAATCCTCTCGCTTTGCAGATCGGAGAGCTGATCCTCCATGTATACAGTTCCTTTACTACAGCTCTTATTCAGGCACAGAGCGAAGGAGACGTCTTCTACACTGCGACTCAAGAGACATTCATGGGACAAGACTGGGACGCTGAGCTTGCGAGAAAAGCGCTGCTCACGCTCCGGATCCGGAAAGTGGAGAATCATGGAGATTCCATCCAGGAAGAGATCCGCGCTTTTCTTAGATCTCTTTCAGGATCCGCAGGACGCTTTCTCGTCGTTCCGGATGACACGACTTCGGAATGCTATTATGTGAAGGCCTCGGGAAACGAATTCAGAGCTGAGAGGATTTTTCATAACATTAAGGATATTCGAGACTGGGATCTTCCACTCGCTGAGATCTCGCAAGGGATTAGTCTTCTATGAATCTTCTAGATGAAGCGAAGAATGCTCGAACATGGATCGGAGAATTGAATCGTCTTCTCATGGCGATTCGAAGAGGAGGAGGGGGGGGAGGAGAATCGAATACAGCTTCGAATCAAGGAGCTGGAGGAGTCGGACTCTTCAATGCGAAAGTGGGCGTCGATCTCCAGTTCCGGAATATCAATGCAGCTTCAAATAAAGTCACGATCGTCCTGGATGCTGGGAATAAGGAAGTCGATATCGATATAGATCCATCAAAAATTGATCTCGATGATCTCGGAAATGTCAATGCTCCAGCTCCGAACGACGACGATGTATTAACATACGATATTGGCACTGGCGATTGGATTCCTGAAGCTCCAGGAGGAGGAGGAGCAGCAGTCAATCCTTTTGCATTCAGAAGGAGCGGACGTGGCTATACGACATGGGATTATTATACTTCTACGACTCAAATCGCGACGAGAAATCTACTGTACGCTTATCCTTTCATCGTTCCTGTTTCACAGAGTTTTGACAGAATTGTTATTGCTGTCAGTACTGCGCGAGTGAATGGTGTCGCACGAGCTGGGATTTACGATGACGATGGCGATGTCTATCCTAACAATCTGATTCTTGACAGTGGCGAAGTTGACTGCAGTGTTATTGGATACAAAACGACTGTGATCGCAGAAACTCTTGTTCCTGGTTTATACTGGCTCGCTCTCAATTCTGACGGAGACGCAGATATCGTCTTTAGAGCGATGGACTACAATCAAACATCTCCGATAGGCTATTTCACCATACTGGGAAATGACGCTGGCAATTTTATCACTAATCCTGGAACGCACTGGAGCGTCGCTGAAGTCTACGGAGCTTTACCTGATCCATTCACAGGAGGTGCTACTTTAGTAAATAATCAGAATCTTATAACAGTCATGCTGAGAAAAACATAGGAAAATATAATGACAATTCCTAGAAGAGAATGGAATGATTTTCTTGTGAGCGCGATCGAGCGACTCTCCAATGACAATGCAGAAGAAACTAAAGCAAAGTGGACAGATAATCATTATGGAGTAAGCTATGTCGGAGATTTTACAGAAGAAGATACTCCTCCTAAACTTTACTGGAGCTGGAAGACGTTGTTCTTTCCGAACTCTGGAAACTTCGAGCTCGTGGAATCCATGGACAAAGTCCATAAATTCGGAGTCGAATACCAGCTTTCTTTAATCGCGAATACTGCAGGAGTCACGCAGCTCACGACTCTCTGGCAAGCTCAGAAATATCCAGCGGATCCTCTTCCTTCATGGGGACGAAATACAGTTACGGGAAAATATAGGAACGGAGTCGATGACTGGGATCATTACCCTCCGTATGGAGGAAACACACAAGGAGATCCATCGTATCCGAATCCGAACACTCTTCCTCAAAGCTATGAAGGTTGGGTTGCTGCATGGGCAGCAGGAGCAAAGAGTTTTGATGATTCTCCGGATCTCTTTAAGAATGGAGTTGTTTTTTACTGGGCGAATTATGACGTCGCAACTCCTTTTCCGGAACCGGAGATGTGTAAAGGAATCGTCACTCTTCAGAAACTCAAAGTCCAATATTTCAATTGTATCGTTAATTCAATGTCTCGTTATATCGTTCCTCCTGCAGGAGGAGTTCCTCTCGTTCTTTATGGAGTCGGATTTGATCCGGATGAGACTGAATGGGAGTATACATGGAATGCTGAAGTTGACAAGATCTCTCTTATAGGAAAGCAAGGACAAGGAACGAAAGTCCTGACTTTTGCAGGAGGAGACTTCACGCGAGATTCAGATAATCAGATCACGATCTTGAGTACTCCAGCTCTCGCTCCTGGAACTTATAGAATAGAAATCGAAAAAACCGGACTTGTCGCGATCGGAGACGTTATCTCTTATGCAGGACAATATCGCTGCCATGTGAGCGATAATCCAGCTATCGACGGACTCGTATATGATGGAAATGAATTCCTCCTTTTTGTGAGTGATCTTGAAGATCGGACTCCACGAGAAGGAGATCCGATCGTCCTTACTGATTGGCAGCTTAAAGATAAACTGGATCTCAGTTTCGTCGATCGATCATACTCTCCGAAGGACGTCTGCTGCACTGAAAAATTCTATGATGGTCGTCTTCAGGAAATCTCCGGACTTAAGCGAGCAGTCAATGATGAGACAGGAGTTTTCATTTCTTCCGATATGACAGCAAAGCTCGTGAATGTCGATAAGGAATTCTCGAAACTCCTCGCTCAATATTATTTTAAAAACGAGCCTGTCGAAATGTTCCTCGCTTTCCAGCACTATCCGGAATCACTTAAGACTCAATTCTTTAAAGGATTCATAGAAGATCATTCACTTGAAGGGGGAGAGTTCGACGTCGCGATCCGCGATCTTACAACTGTTTTCTTCCAAAGGAAAGTTCCGTTCTATAGAATCACGAAGGACAAGTATCCTCTTGCTCATGACAGCGCGATCGGGCGTCCGATGCAGGAAGCAGTCGGAAATCTTTCATACATCGCGACGGAAGCTTCCGGAGCGATGGAAGCATTCTATATTAACACTTCTGATGAATTTATCTATCTTGCGTCTCGTGGATCCCTGCACGCAATCACTCAAGTCTATAAAGATGGAGCTCTCGTGGATCCTGCGGATTATGCAATCGTATACGCGGATGGAGGAAGAACTTACATTGATTTTACAACGGATCAAGGAGACTCGAAGATCACTTATAATTGCGAAGGATATATTTATGAAGCGTGGAATTCAGTCAATGGTTATGTCCAGCACCCGGTCTATGTCTTCCTTTTCTATCTTATGCTGATCGTCGGACTTCCTATAAATTATGTAGATTTTGAATCCTTCGAACAGGTCAAAGACATTCTCACTGATCTGGATCCAGCGATTGAAACTTCAGGATATCTCGGACTCATGGAAGAGCAGGACGCTATGACAGTCGTCCAAGAATTCTGTCAGACGATCGGAGGATCTTTATTTCCGGATCGATACGGAAGATTGAAGCTTGCGATGAAAGATGTTTCTAACATCTCAACGTCTAAAATTATTTTTTCTGGGCTCGATACGATTAATCAACCACGACAGGACTGGAATCTTCCTGAAGCAGTGAATAGAGCTAAAGTGCAATGGAATTATATTCCTGCAGCTTCTCGCTATTTGCAATCGAAGGAGGAGGAACGAGAGGACGCTGTCAACGCTCTAAGTGGAAAATATCAAGAAGCTCAACAACCACTTCAAATGAAATGGACGACGAATGAAACTCTCGCTGATAAACAGCTTTTCAACATTCTTTATAAACGAGGAAAAGGATTAAAGAGAATCAAGATTAAGCTTCCTTTGAGCTTTGTCGACTATCTCGATATATACGATTCCTTCAGACTTCAGGATCCTTTCGGAGTCTCTCTGGACGGATCCGGAGATTATGGCCGTTTTTTATATGTAGAAAGCATTCAGTATGAATGGATCGGAAATACAATGGACGTCGACGCGCTGGATCTCACTTATATCCTGCGACAGTATCTTGTACTGGGGGATGAGGACAGTCTTCCTTCAAACTGGAGCTTGACGACAGAAGAATCGAAAGCGTATGCTTATCTCTGCGATGAAGCAACAGGACTTTTTGCAGACGGGGATTATGGAAAAATCTTGGTCGACGAGAATAAAATAGCTATGTAAAAAGGAGGAGCCATGGCTGAGAAAATGATCGGAAAATTATTCGCGTGGATAGAAAAAACTTTCGGAAAAATGGAGCTCGGAGATTATATGGATCTTACGACTCGACTATCTAAGGACAAAGGGTGCATTATTACTGATATCCGAATCACTGTAAATAAAAAAAATTTCAGCATGTCTAATCTATCCGTCATCGAAGCGAGAAAAGAGATCGACAAAATTTCCGGGAGATCAATTCACAAGCTCGATTTTATGTCATCGGACGCATTCCGCTTTGCTCCGGAGCTAGCTGTAAAAGAAAATAAAGCTGAGCGTGACGCTCTCTATGGAGAAAGCGCAGTCATGATGAAGCTCAATATACTTCACAAGAGGAGGATCCAGAATGGCTAAATCGGATGGCGATCCTTTTATCGACGGAGATATTCTCTCCTTTCAGGAAATGAACAGGATCTTGACGAGCTTCTGGCAAGCTTCAGAACCGTCGAATCTGCAGAGTGGCAGTCTCTATGGAAAGAGCACAGATGAAAAGCTTTTTCTCAAAGGAGTTTCAAGTTCGGAAGAAGTGCTCCAGCAGACACGCAGCTCGGATCTAGAAGTTGAGTTTTCAGGATTGAATATTTTGACGTATGAAGGAGACGTCCTGACGTACGAAGGAGAAGTCCTATTTTATAAAGAGCTGGATTAAAGGAGGATTTTAATGCCAGATTCAAAGGAAAAAATTATTTCACTTCTCAGAGTCTACGAGAATGTCGACATGAATGCAGTCGCAGTGACTAATCTCTTCACAGTTCCGGAAGGAAAGACTTGCATTCCGACTCATGCAGTCATCCTCGCGGATGACGACATGAGCTCTGCTTCTTTCGGATTCGGATTCGATGCTGGAGGAGTCGACTGTCTCGCTTCTGCTATCCATGCGGATCTCGATGGAGCGACGAAGTATTCGATACTGAAGATGGAGGATGCTGGAGTGCGAGGAGCTGCAGGAGATATCTTTAAATGCGGAGTCACGATCGCGCATGGAGGAGCTGTCACAGCGGACGTTTATATTTTCGGATTCTTGCTTTAAATGTTCATTGACTTCTGGAAAGAGCAGGATCCGAATGTTCAAGCGGATCTGATCCTCGAGTTCTCAAAGGAACTTCCGAAGGAGGAGAGTGTGTTTATTTATTACAAAGAACTCAATCCCTGGATTCAAGCTGATTTACTTTGTGACGCTCTTCCTCCTGATCCGGAATGCGTTTCAGAAAAAACGCGATCCTGCTACGAACTTAAAGTTGAGAAGCAGCTTGAATCTCTTAAAATCCGGTTTTTCCTCGAGTATAAATTTGCTCCGGAGAGAAATTTTAGAGCTGATTTTTATCTCCCAGATCTTAAGCTGCTAATTGAATACGACAGTGAATATTATCATTCACTTCTAGGACGAAAAAAAGCTGATCGCGAGAAGGATAGAATCGCAAAATCTCTCGGATTCAGAGTGCTTCGGATTCCTGGAAGATCGATTGAAAAGAAAAATTTTGATATAGGAAGGAGGATCGATGAATTTTAAAGATTTTTTAAATTTCCGGAAGTGGTTTTTTTGCGGACTCCTGGATCCAGCAAAAGGATCCTGGTTGTATAAGCGAGCGGACTGCAAAAGATATGAAGAGTCAGAGATCGAAGTTGAGATCTGCACTGAGACTCATCCTCGGAAGAAAGCGACGGAATGGTGTAAACTTGCTGGGACTGCAAAAATGGAGAAGTTCAAAAAAGGAGAAGTTCCTACGGAATTCTGTGAATTCCATAAAGATCCGGATCCCATAGTTAAAGTCTGGGCCTGTCTCGCAACGAAAAAGAAACCACTTAAAAGCTGCAGGATGACAGGATATGTCGACTTCAAAACATCTGAAGTCCCAACGGAATTTTGTAAAATTCATAAGCTTCCTCCTAAAAGAACGATTCCATATTTCCATCATGACGGACTCGGACTCTTTCTAGACTTCCTGGATCACGCATGGAATCCGGAAGATCAAGCGCATACTGAACAGAGGATCATGAATTATCTCGGATTCATCGGAGGAGAAGGAGTCGACGTCGCAGCAATCTTCTCTTATCTCATGACAAATACAAAAGCTCACCAGCATCTAAACGGAAAAATTCCTTATCTTATAGTCCAGACTTTAGGAGGAAAAAAAGCGGATCTCAAGAAGGAGAATCCTCGCTATTATGAACTCTTCGATCGTTTCTGTTATCTCGCTTCTCTCGCGAAGATAAAGCTCCAAGTGATCGCGGAAATGAATCGCTACACTTTTTGGGTATACGAGAATAATATCAACGGAGTTCCGAACTTCTGGCACGAAAAAGCTGCGGAGTATCAGAATCGTCATGTCCAGAGAATGATCGCGATCATGCTGAAATACTGGACGATCGATGAGATCGAGATCGTTCCTATCAATGAACCAAATCATAGAGGAAGCGACGAGAAAGGTCACATAATCGCGGAATACTGTAAGCGGATCTGGCTCGTCTGTCAAAGTTTAGGAATGAAGCTGAGACAATTCTTCGCTGATATTTCAGCGTCCGAATTCGCAAGAGCGCAGCTCGTTTTTCATGGATGGACGAATTCATGCTTGAAGTGTGGAAATGTATGGAGACGAAAAGTCGTCGATCTTGAAAATGCTATTTGTCCAAAATGCGGACAGATTGGATACGATCCTGTTGATAAAAAATATTGGATCGAGCGAGGATATGATTGTCCGAAGTGTCGAAGACTTTGGGATAACATCGAAAGCTATAAAAGAGACTGCATCGGAATTAATCATGGAATCAGTATCCTCGCAGATCTCGAAGAAGGACATATAAGCTTTAAAGCTTTTCTCAGATCCGGAAATACAGGAATCAAATGGACAGAGGACGCGAGTTCAAATGAAGCCTGTGAAGGATATGTCATGGGACATGGATATCCATGGAGACTTGGAAGCGCTGTTCAGCTTAAAAAAATGCTGATCTATGTATGGACAGGATGCAAAGAAAACAGCAGAGAAAAAATATTTATTTTTGGGATCTATCCGATGGAGCAGTTCATAATTCACGACTGGGGGATCCAGTCTTATTACTCAATCACGACTGTCAACCATGATCGTTTCGTCGCAGTGAGAGAAGCTTATGAAGCTGTCCATGGAGGAGGATCATGAAATTAAATTTCAAGGAAGCATGGAAGGAGACGCTGCTGGGACTTGCAGCGCTTTCAATTTTTACGTGGGGAATATTCAATCATCTCGTCTCAATTCTCATGTCTCTAGTGCTCGTCTGCTTTGCTGCTTATCCACTCTTGAAGAAGCTGAAAATTTTATAATCATCTTTTTCTGAGCAGTAGATTATCTCCTCTATACTATATATAGTAGTCTTTCAAATCTTACACCATATCTGCCAATTTAATTTAAAAAAAGTCTTGATTCCCTCGAGAGAAGGAGTATATTTAATAGTAGAGAGTAATTAATCGAAGGAGTTACTAATGGGACGAGCAAGATTTTCAGATGGCGTCACAGTCATCGAAGGAAAAACTCTTCAAAAAGTCTTCATCAAAACTACAAGCGAATTTTATGCTTGCTGTCCATATTGTAGTCATACGATCGACTGTGGAGAAGACGATCAGATCCTAGACTGTCCGAACTGCGGAAAGAAATTTTTCGCAGAATTCTCTCTTCCGGATATCCTCTAAGATTTATTTTTTTAAAGGAGGTCTTTATGTCAAAAATCACTACTGGGACGAGAGCTTATCGCTCTCGTGGGGTTAAAACAAAGCAACGTCGAACACGTACTCGATTCCTTTTGAATCGACTCCGGACTCAAGTCAACGAAGGATCCGTCGATCCAAAGCTGCAGAAAGAAGTCGACGTCCATTTCGGAACTCTCTGGAAGTTCCG